ACTGTGTGGTGGTAGAGAAAGACTGGCTAAATTATGAGCACACGTGGAAAACAATCCAGGATGTTGTGTCGGGAAAATTCTGCGATCCGTATGAAGAAATTGACAGGCTCCAGGCGCGAGTGGCTGAACTTAAGGCCAGCGCCGTGGTGCCGGTAGCTCATATCAAATGGTCAAATCACAAGCAGTCAAATGATGAAATCCAGTATGACCATGTTATTGGAGAAACTCCGTTTGGTCAATTTCAGATTACCTGGAAGGGTTGGAAAGAAGATTCCTGTCCAACAGTAGATGATACACCCTGGGGTGGATTTTTAAATGCTTACTCTAACGTTGAAGAAGCCAAAAAAGCTTGCCAAACCGAGTACCAAAACCGCATAGAGAAATTGTTACAGTAGGAGCAAGAATCATGAAAAAGCTATACGCAGAACGCGACATTATTGAGCAGGGAAACTTTTACTCAGAACATGTTCACGCAATGACAGAAGAGGACTTGCGCTCAAAATCAGACATTGCCGCCGAGTTGGCGCATCGTGACATTCATATTGATAAGCTTCAAGAAGAACTTAACTTTTTACGTAACTGGGCAGGAGTTAAGTGTTCAGATGATTTGTTGGAAAAGCAGAGTTTAACATCGAGACTAGCTGCAGCCGAATCACAAATTCCAGAAATTTTATATGATGGACACAAGGTTTTTTCAGAGGTTCAGCGTGTACGTGGATTGCAGGGTTTAGTGAAATTGAAAAGTACGGTTGTGGTTTCTGACACTTTGGATGCAATTGTTAGACTTTTGAAAAAAAAAAGGGGGGGGGGTAAAAGTAATGCTATGTGAACACGGCAATGTTCTCCCGTGCGCTGAGTGCGACATTGAGCCTCTTGAAAAAGAAATTAAAAGGCTTAATCGATTAATGGAATTAGAAGCTCAAATTTCCAGTCTGTATCGTCACGAGCGTGATTCTTTAAAAGCACAAGTAGCTGAACTTGAATCTAAAAACATGGTTCCTTCAGGAGTGTGGCAATTTTACCAAGATGGTGAATGGCACACCGGAGGATGGGCTAAAGACCATAAAATCAACACTATTGATGCTGGTTACAAAGTCCGTGATCTATGGGTAAAGCAGGAGCAGGAATGATGATCGATATTACCGACAAAATTACCGACAGATTGCAACATGCAGCAGACTACTTCCCACAAATTGAAGACAATCCCTATTCTGTTTTTGTGGATGCAAAAGCAGAAATTGAAAGGCTTCGGGCGCGAGTGGCTGAGCTTGTGACGGCCTTGCAAGACGCCACTGACATTATCCAAGCGGACGCTAACACAGAAGAAAACTACGGTTCACTGTGCCGTATGGGTAGCGCCTTGGCTAACAACTCGTCGTCTGCATGGCTTATGCAGAAGAAGGCTGACGTTATGGAACAATGTATGCGCGACATTCATTTGCTTCGTTCTTCTTTTGATCTTTCTGAAGGTGAAATAGCTGGAATTAAAATGGCTGTTCAGCACTGTAAGGGACAGGTTAAGGATTTTCGCACAGCAGCTGATAAGCAAGAAATTAAAGATTTTCGACAAGCCACAGATGATGCCGACAGGGAGTAATAATGATGCTTGAGTTTTCAGGTACGGTTCTGATGAAAAAAATCAGTGTTCAAGAAAACCCTAGAAAGTATGACTTCTCTGGTATGGCTATTGGCCAATCGATGTTTGATCCAGGTGTTAAATCTACTGTATCAAGCAGGATTCGAGCAGCTGCAGCAAAATATGGTGCAAAAGTAGGTAAGAAGTTCACAGCAAAACAAGAACCAGACGGTGTAAGAATTACACGAACTGTTTAATACTTTATAAGGAGCAACGAGCATGTCTTTTGAACTGAATATAATGAACATGGACAATGCGGCATTTGCTGGGTCACCTTCAATGGAGACAGCTAGAATCCTACGGCTAGTAGCCGCTAAAATTGATACCGGTGAAGAATCAGGAAATATCTATGACCTGAATGGAAACGCTGTAGGTATCTGGTACGCAGACTTCCCTGAACCCATTCGTGAGGATATTGAATGAGTGACACAAGTTGGTGCGGAGGGCCGTGGTCTGTTCGTAAAAGCCCCTTTGAAGTTATAAACACGGATCACGGTGTTTTGGAGTATGAGGTGTGTTCCGGAAATATCATGCTAGCTGCGCTATACGTGGAGGGGAACAGCTTTGTTTCCAACTTAATCGCAGCCGCTCCAGATCTTTATACAAAAGTAGTTGAGCTTCATAGCTACCTCATTGAAGAAGATCAAAATTATATGGGAAGCAAAGCTTACCTTGAAACAAAGTTTCTTATTGCAAAAGTAAAAGGTGAATAATCATGATCTTCATTTCCTTTGTGCTGTTCATGACCCTGGGTATGTTGATGGAATCGCAAGGTTTAACAGACCTCGTAGCCTATGCCTTCATGGGTTACGTGTGTGGAGCCATTGGCTTTAACAAAAAAAAACTTCCTGACTGAGAGTTAGCTTATGCAACTTCCAATCGAATACGCCAAAGCACATCACTCAATTCGTAAAAAAGCACGATTGCAGTACGCAGAAGAACAGAAAGAAAAATGCTGTCACTGTGGATTTACTCTCAAAGGTGGAGCAAGCCCTAAAATTGCTAATAAGAAAATAAACCATAACCTGTTTCCAAGAGGTTTCTTTAACAACCCTGTGCATCTTCACCACAGTCATGAAACTGGACTGACCATCGGTGCTGTACACGCTAAATGCAACGCTGTACTGTGGCAATACCACCATGAGTGAAATGACCCCAGACTTCACTGAACCTAATCATTTTCGTCGTAAAACTGTTGTTAACGGCTGTGTATTGTATCTCCCTTGGGGAATCTCTCACGTCAACGGCTCGTGGCGGGTCACTGTCAACAACAAGCAGCAATACACCCGGAGTCTGCGGGAAGCCTGGATCAATTTACAGGAACGTAGACCCAAGCACACTTTTAGAGAGCCAGGGTTTCACGGTCCTCGTAAAGCGTTGGATACCGGTGTCATCGGTCTTCGCATAAGTATCTACCACCGTAGAGAAAACGTGTACGTTGCTGTCAGAGTGTCTCAGTCATTGGTTAGAGGGCACCGTGCTGTCATGATCGGGCATTGTCCTTTGCACGAGCTAAACCTTGAGTGGCTGGATCGTATGCTTCGTATTGGAACTGGTGCACGCTGGTATTATTTGGCCCATCGTAAACTGCATGGCAAACCTGTTGACCCTATCAATGGAAACAATGTTCCTAATGATTGGATACCCAACAAACCAGTAAAGCAGATCACAATTGATCAAGTTGCTGCTCAAATCGATAATAAAGATTGGAAGTAAAAAGTTTTTTGGTTTCTTTAAAGAAGCCTGATAAAGAAAACAGGAAGTTCGCTGCCTGGGAACTGAAACCAGAAAGAGGCGAATAGGGAGTCCTTATGCCTGAGTTAAAGACAGGAGGCTTGAAGCAGCCATACGCTCAGTCTTTTCTACGACTAGGTTTTTTACTTCATAAAACTTATAGCTCCGCAGGAATCGCTTTCCCGATTTGGGCAATCGTTAAATGCTGCCAGCCTGGTACGCTATTCTACCTGACCTTCCTGACAGCTTTGTAGCTCATACCTACTTAGCTGTCAGGGAGTCATCAAATTTAAATGGAGATTAATTTATGTTAAAAGCTCAAAGTGATTTTTTAACGTATCACAATCAAAACCCTCACATCTACCAAGAGTATCTACGGTTTGCTGAGGAACTTCATGCCGCTGGTATATGTCGTAAAAGCATAAGCATGATTACTGAACGTATTCGTTGGAATACCGCAACTCGTGGAAGCGGTGAGTTTAAAATTCCAAATTCATTCCGTGCTGGGTATTCCCGTTTACTTGTATGGAAAAATATTAAGTTTCAATATCCTGGATGCTTCATGATGAAACACTCAGATATTGATGGTGTTTTCTCTCCAGATTTTCATGATCTTTTAACATGGAACAGGATTTACTGGAATTCATTCTCCGTAGGAAACAAACAATGAATATAACAATTGAAGATACCGTAAGTGTTGATCTTATTAACAATGTAACACCTTGCGGTGAACAAAGAATTTCTACTGTAAAACTTTTTAGCCAGGGTGGAAATTCATTCAGTATTGTTTTCAAATCTGAAGATTTAGAAACAGTTCATAAACTTCGAGCTGCTCTAAATATTGTTGTTGATTTTATCAACAAGTAAAACCATAGCATTTAAAAATGCTTTAATCATAACGGAGAAATATTTTGAAAAAAGAAACAGCAAACACTAAAACCGATACAGTTGTTCCTCGTCCTCGTCGTGGTCGTCCACCCGCAAAAAAACGTGGTCGTCCAGCAGCAAAAAAAGATGTTGTAACATTTGCTGCACCTGTAGAGCAGTCATCCGGTGGTGATAACACTTACTGGGTAGCTACAGTGGATAATCCAAAGCGTCTTGATCCTTACAAGGCTGAATGTGAAGACTTAATTGAGCTGTTCCAAATGACGTTCCAAGAAGGTGAAGCTTTTAAAGCACTTTGGCGTAAGGGGCAGTTGCGTATTGGTAATGGAAAACCTGGAGATACTTTGCTACGTAACTCAGAGAAGGCGTATCACTACAGCGGTCGAATGGTGGCAATGGAAAGTTAATGTTTCTATGGAAAGTGGTGGGTGTAAGGTTGATGCCTTACATCTACCGAGACAGCTATCAATTAGAGGTTTTCATGAAACGAAACAAACAGTGGTTTGAAGGACTTAAATGGGCTGAGTCTATATTTAAAGACATGTTTTTCCATGAAGCTCTTAAATATGTTGAAGATAAACTTTCATCAGTTGTTCATTGGAGTGCTTTTGATAGAGGTGCTTCTGATTATTGCAGGCATGTCCAAAAAAACATTGAAATATTTAGATATAGGTTTAAGGAGTAAAATTATGATTTTTGATATTTTTATGTCTATAGCCATATTTTACTTGTGCTACAAACTTGTTATGTTTCGTCGTCGTAAAACTCGTGAGTTTAAGGAGAAGAAGCGTGAAGAACGCAAATGATGAAAATATTGTTCATTCAATATCCAGTACAGTTCCTACAATCTCTTTAAGATTCTGCAGTGATTGCTTATCAGATAAATACCTGGCAGTTGCTGTTAATTACAATGTTAAAGACGTTGTTGAATACTTTGCATTTGTAATTTGTACTAACTGCAATTATGAATCTGAAGGTGGTGGTATTTTTTCTGACTACCGAGATACTGTTCAAAGTGCTCAAGAATTTTGGAATAGCTCAAAATCGGAGAAACCAGATGAGCCGAAGAACTAAAATAAGCATCAGCAACTACAACAAGGTTGGAGTACCTACTGAAAAGATCGAGTTTTCAGAGGGGAAGTACGTTACCTATTTTAATGGTAAAAAAGACCTGTACTTGTGTGTAGAAAGCCTACGAATAAATCCTATGACACAAACTGTTGAGTATGTACTTGGTGCACGCTCAGGAGATTTGGAATTTCATGTCGTAGCAAACCCCAAACAAATAAAGCAGTCGAAGTACTTTACCGGCTGAAGGTAGAAACCTGAATGCTAAAATTTACCCCTGAACAGGGCGATATCATTGATCATGTTGAAGCTAAAGACGGAATACTGCTTGTTCATGCAGGTGCCGGTACTGGTAAGACTTTCATAGCAAAGCATATTGCCAATCTACTGGACCCTCGTAAGGGACTGTACACCGCTTTTAACAAAGCAATTGTAGAAGAGGGTACCAGTAGATTTCATGGCACTAACATGGAGTGTAAAACCTTTCACGCTCTTGCTTACAAGCACGTTAAACCTACCCAGAAAATTAGCGACCTGACTTACACGTGTATTGAAGAGAATATTTCCTACCCTTTCAAGTTTGAAATTATTACTGCTATAGACATGTTTTACGTTTCTAGATCAGTAGACATGTACCAGTTCTTTGAAGATCACATTCCAGAAGAAGATCCTGCTCGTAATACTAAAATCGATTTGTGCATAAAATACGTTGAAAAAATGGTGAATGATGAACTGCCACCGACGTTTAACTTTATGCTCAAGTTCTTTCACCTAATGCTGGTAGAAGGCACTGCTAATTGTGATTATGATTTGGTCATACTTGATGAAATCAATGACACTACTGCTGTTGCTCTTGAGATATTCAAACTCATACCAGCTGCCAAAAAAATTGGTCTGGGTGAAACCAATCAGGCTATCTACCACTTCCTTAACTTGGTTAACGGTTTTGAAGAATTGGCTGATGAGCCTGTTCTGTATCTAACCCACTCATGGAGATGTAGTGAAATAATTGCTCAAAGTATTCAAAACTTCATGCGTAAAGACGTATCTGAAGATTTCAATTTTGTGGGTACAGACGACCCAGTAGCTAACGGTAAATTTCTTTACTGCACAATGACTAACGCTCTTATTGTCAGTGAGATCCAAAACAGGATTGATAAAAATAAAGGATTTCATCTACTGCGTAAGATCTCTGAAATCTTTGCCGCTCCTATGGCTGTTGCCTCAGCTGCAGCTGGAAAAGTTCCTTATCAGAAAAAATATGGATTTTTAGCAGACGAGTATAAAAACTACGTCAAAAAAAGGGAGAAAGGTCAGAGTTACATGATGTATCTGCTAGAAAACGTTGATGATTTTGAGGTGCAAAGTGCGATAAGGTTGCTTCTAAGCTTTCAGCGTAAAAACATCAATTTGTTCGATCTTTACAAAAAAGCCAAAGAATCTCCTGTAGACTTAAACTATACTATCGCTACAGTATTCACCTCCAAAGGACTAGAATTTGAGACCGTTGAAATTGGTGATGACCTAAACGTTAAGATAGAGTCCATACGGGAGAACGGTGGAATCCAAAATCAAGAAGACCTTGTAGCTTACCGATGCTACTACGTAGCGTGCTCAAGGGCTGGTAAAAATTTGCTCTCAGCGAGGGCTCTTAGGGTTTAAGGTAACTCACACACCTTATAACTTAAAAACTCAGTGTGATAAATAAAATGGAATACCAACTATGTCAATTACTAAAATCTTGTCAAACGAAAAAACTTCTGATGAAGAAAAAATTGCTTCTGTTGCTGAACTGGCAGCAAAAGCTCGTGAGTCTTACGGCAACGAAGATGCTGAAATTAAAGATCCGCTTGTGAACACTACTTACGGTGAAATGCGTTTCAGCAATCTCGAAGACGATGCAAAGCTGACGTTTGTTCGTAACGAAGTAGCAAAAATCAAAGTCAGGGCTTGTGAGGCTGTTGAGCAAGGCCAGGGTGTTAACCCTAACCGTCGTGTTGAAGAGCTTATCGCTACAAATCCTGTCCTGGTTAACGTTTCTTCCGGTACCAAGTTCGAGTACCTGTAAAAACTCAGTATAAAGTGTAAATAGAAAAGCCCCTTTTTTAGAGGGGCTTTTTTAGCTCTGTAAATTTATCTGAAAGAGCGTGGGCATGAAAAAACATAACCGGCCAGTGCAAAGTGACTCCACACTTATTTGCTGTAATCCCAGTACAGGCACAGTAAGGCGGGTAGGCCGCTCTTTTTCAGATGAGTTTAAACCACTTTAAAATTATAAATAAAATTTGGAGAAGTAATTATGTCAAATAAATTCTTACCTTTTATTGTTGAGAAATCTCCTTTACTAAGCATCTACCAAACAATGCTTACCAGAAGTAAGGGTGTTAACAGTATTATCTTCTTAAACGTATTTCATGCAGTTGGTAAGCACGGAATTAAAACTGTTCGTGAGTATGTAAATTCTCAATCTGAAAAAATGGATACAGGTGCTTTGTACCAAGCAATTGCTAATCATTATAATGAAAACGTATTCAGCAGTGACTTAGAAGCTTTTAACCTTCTTGAATACAGTATGAGTTTGCAACAGTTGACTCAAGATGAAGATAAATACAATGGTTATAGTTACCCAGATATTTTAGGATTCATCCTTGTTGTTTCTATGCTTGGAAAAAATTCTGAATACTTTAAAATTGATTACGAAGCATATTTAAAAAACTACCAGAGTGTTAAGGAGAATATAAAAGAATTTATAATTCTGGATGAAAAAAATCCAGACATTGAAATTTTCGTAGAATCTGAAGATCAACTTGTAAGCAAAGTTCTTTATCTATCATTGATAAATCCCAATCCTGATAAAACTTATAAATTCATGAAACACGTTCTACCAAAAAGTAAAGAAGATACTGGAGTTCCTTTCTGATGACTGAGCACTTTAAAAAAGCAGAAATTCAAAAACTTGTATCTGCAGGCATTGCAACAATGCTTATAGGCCCTGCAGGTAGCGGTAAAACAACAATAGCTATGGCTGTTGCTAAATCTTTGAAACTTGATTTCTATAGCTTATCAATGACACGTCAAACCACATTGTCACATCTACTGGGGTTCATAAGTGTAAACGGTACTTACATCGAGTCTCAGCTCTACAAAGCTGCTACTTGTGGTGGGCTGTTTTTGATTGATGAAATTGATGCTTCTGACTCAAACGTAATATTGTCTTTGAACACAATAGAAAACGGGTATATATCGTTTCCTACTGGTGTTGTTCAGATACACGAAGATTTTAGGATGGTAGCTACAGCCAATCCTCAAGACGAACATCGTCACTATGTCGGGCGTTCTAAGCTAGATGCTGCTACTCTTGACCGCTTCGACATTGTTCTAATTCCACTTGACCTTGACCTGGAGAAGTCTTTAGTCGATACAGATACTGTATTAAGAATTTCTGCTTTACGGGAAATTTTGAAGAAAAATAATTCCTCTACATCAGTGTCAATGAGGGATAGCCTAAGATATTACAAAAGAAAACAGTTGGATCTGACAGAAGGATTCTTTGAGAGGATAATAGGGGATAACCCTGGCGTTCTTCAAGAATTTGAAACTGCTTTGAGTTCAATGCCTAAATTTATAAACCAGTCTGAATGTGTAACAGTTTACGATTTATCTGAACTGCTTGACGTTCAATAAACTAATGGTATAGGAAATTGAAATGACAATTAAAAATACTGATATGGCTTTACCGCTGCATGATATTTTTCCAAAAGACTGGAAAAATATTATTGGAAAGTGCCACTTTCTACCTTTCCGAAATATTGAACACTTCAAACACGAAGTCGGAAAAATTACACAGCGTGCTGATACCCAGTGTGGAATGACTTACGCAGAATCGCTCGAAATGCTTCTTAAAGGAAAAACAGATTTTCTTGAAGAAGAGCAGGAATCTATCCGCAACCTGGTACGTTCAAATCTCCTGAAGCGTGGACTGCTCACTGAAGAAGTGTACGAAAACTTCCGATACACCACAGACGGTACCCAGGTAGATGTTGATGTAGGTAAGTATGTTTCTGGTGAGCCTGACTGTGTTATGACTCCCTCTAAACAGTACGTAGACTTCTTTTACGAGCTTTACGTAAATATCAGCTACCCGTGTAATGTAGACAATAGCGATGTACGTAAAAACGTTGCTAAGCTGTTGGCAACTGTTGAAGAATTAGAACGTCGTCATATTTTCGTTAAAGTTACTTTGGTTTTACCAATCAGTAACTGTGCTCACGATGATGTTGGTAACTTTTTTTCATCAATACCGCTGTTTTCTCACAAAGACCCAAAGTCTGTATCAGTGATGTCGTCTGTAATTAACGACCGACTTCTCCGTAAATTTTACTTTGCAATTCTGGAAACTGTTTTTGAATCAAAATTGTCCAGTGGTTATGGCAATGCTGTACAGCTACCCAAAGCCATGAACGTCGGTTTTGAATTTGATGAAATCCAGTTTTACGAAGACGTTGTTAACGAAATAGGTGCATAAATGGAAACCAAAGCTCTCCTTGAACAGTATGTGTCGGATCGGACTTCATCAGTTGATGTGATCCCGCATATTGTCAAGAAGGGTATTGACACCATCTCTGGTGACATACCTTTCAAATTGAAATTGGCCATTACGTTGAGTGAGCTTATAACTTTTAGCTCACATTTGCGTAAACCAATTCAGCTGTATGACGGAACACTGGTACCCACAAACGCTATTGTGTTTGCTCTGAGTGCTTCTGGAACGTCTAAGGATAAGTCACTCAACACTATCCGCAAATCAATGTCTGATGCATATGAACAACTGGAGAGTGTTCGCAAAGAGTATGCCAGAACCAAAGCTGAGAACATGGCAATTCTGGAAGGTGAAAAAAAGGAAGATTGGCAAAAGTATTACCATTCTCCAAAACCATTACAGACGGGTCTTGGCACTGTAGAGGGATTGATACACCATTTCGCAGATATAGCGTCCAACCCTCTCGGTGCCGGTTCCATAATGTCTTCTGAGATAGGTTCAGAGCTTCAGAATAACGGTTCAATGACTGACATCATAAAAACCGTTGCTGTGGCATACGACCTGGGTAACATACCTCCAAAAATTGTTAAATCTAACGAAAATCAGACAAGCGATGTTAAAGGGTTACCTGTAAACGCCCTGTTTTTTGGATCTCAGGAAGCAATACTGTTCAATAACGAGATTAAGAACCGGTTTAAGTTAGTGTTCAACACGCAGCTTGCCCGAAGAAGCATCTTCACATTCACTCCAGAACAGCCTGTACCACTGGTAATCACTTCAATAGATGAACTGTACGCCATGAAGGAAAAAGAGCGTGAGCGGGTTCTGAAGGCTCAAGCATCACTCAATGAATACACATCAGGCTTAGTAGATAAAACAAACAATACGCCTCTGGAAGTTTCTGAAGATGCTAATAAGCTTTTTGATGTTTACCTGGAGCTGAACAATATCATCTCTGATGGTATGACTAACAAATACCCGATATCCAAACTGAGCCGAAAGCACAAGCAATGGCTTGCACTAAAACTAGCCGGTAGCTATGCAATTCTTCAGAATGACGAAGAGATCAATGAAAAGACTTATGCGTGTGCTATCAACACCGTAGAATCTTTGTCTAGTGATATGGCTGATTTTGAGCAAGAACTTGTTAAAGAGCCGTATGAACAACTTACAGATATGTGTAAGTTTAAGTCTGAAGATGGTGAATTTTTTCTGTCACTTCACGAACTTAGAAAGTTGTCTTATATAGGAGGAACTGGTTCATCAAAATCCAAAGTTGAAGAAATTTGCACAATGGCAAACAGCTACGATGAGAGCGGTTCTTACACACCTACTGATGGTGGCATCAAATACAAGGAGATAATAAAAACCAGCACTGTTGGTGTTTCTTACATAATTTTTCAGGAAGATATGAAAGACGCAGAAATGAAAGACTATATGTCTCGAAACTGCAGTCACGGTTACGAATTCTATGAAACAGAATTTTCTGAGATAGAGCTACTGCTTCAAGAAAATTCAGCCTACAGCTCATTCGCGTTCAAAAACGGGGAACGTAATAAAGCCAATCTGATTAACGGAACCAAGTTTGTGGTACTCGACATCGATAAGTCTATGTTGACTGATTTTGAAGCCCACACTCTGTTAAGCCAGTACAATCACTACATAGCTAGAACCAGCGATCCGGATAATGAATTTAAGTTCAGAGTAATCATGGAACTGGATTCTATTGTCGATATCGATGAGCGTATGTGGAAAGAGTTCTTAACAGAAATTGGTGAAGAACTTGGCCTGGTGATAGATTCTCTGCCACAAAGCCAAATATTTCTGTCTTACAAAGACCGGGTTATCCTAAAACAGATGGAAGGTGAAACACTTCAGACCAAATATCTGATAGAACGTGCTGCTATCCGTATCAGGGATAAACCTAAACCTGCTGCCAATCTACCTAAAACCCAAAAAGATACAAAGCTACAAGATCCAAGGGAGACTTTCTTCTTTGCGTTTGAAGCAGAAAATGGCCAACGGTCTGTCCTTATGTACAGAGCCCTGGCTTATGCTATCGACTTGGGTGCCGGTGAAGAGTACATAAAAACTCTGGCTAACGAGATCAACGATTACTGGGTGGACAGTCTCGACATAGATAGACTAAACAGGACGTTGGTTATTCCCGCTCTTCGGAGAATTGGTTAGTGGTTGCCTGGACTTACAAAGAACGTATCGTTGAAAATCACGATGACCTCTTGCCCGAGTGCACAGATATTGTGTACTTGATCACTTATGTTGATGGTAAAAAATACATCGGCAAGCGGGCCGTTCGTTCTGTGCGTAGGTTAAAACCCACAAAAGCACAGCTGAAGATACGTAAGAATTACGTTCGTAAAGAGTTAATGGATCTACCTTTTGCAAAATACGAAGGTAGTCATGGTATTGAAGGACTGCAGATTTTAAAAAAAGAAATTTTGTATCAATGCTCTACTCGTAAATCGTCTACCTATCTTGAGTCAGCTTTGTTGTTTGAGCACGACGCTATATTCGACCAGATGTTCTTAAATTTAAATATTGGAGGAACCTTTTTTGATTCTGACTTAAAAGGATTACTGGATAATGATTAAAGTTAGCTATTGTGTTACTGCAACTCGTTACAACATCCAAAAGAAGCTCAACAAACTAGCTGAGAAGCCCGTTATGAGCCTGGACACTGAAACGTCAGGAGTTTACCCAAAGCAGGATAGGAGTACAGCACAGAAGCTTTTAGACAAGGACCAGGACCTCTCCATCGATCAGATTAAGCAGTATCGTATGGTAGCTGGAAATTCTGGTCTCAGTTTCCCATCGTTGGTAGTCACTACCCATTTCATTTTTGGTCTTTCTAAAGACCACAGTGAAATATTGATACCGGATACTATCCATACAGAAATGCTTATATGGAAGTTCATTGCGTATTATAAAGGGCTGCTGTTAATACATAACGCTCTTTTTGACTTACAGATCATGTACAACCGTGTTCGTTGCTTTCCAAAAAACTACGTAGACACTTCTCTGATGTCCAAGTGTTTTATAAATCACGTAGACATTTGGAAAGCAAAAGTTGGTCTTAAAGAACTGATGAAAAGTCAGTACGATCCTACCTGGTCACTTTATGACGAGTACGAACCAGATAACCCTAAAAGTCCAAAATTTTTAAAATACTGCTCTATTGATGGATGTGCTACAATGCTACTTTATCAACAGATAATGGAGCATAGAAATGAACAAGACACACGGTGATACTGGTAATCGTTTAAATAACATATGGAAGGGTATGAAATATAGGTGTACCAGAAAACTTGAGTATTCTCACATAGCAGTGTGCGAAGAGTGGAAAAATTCTTATGAGGAATTTAAAATCTGGGCTTTGTCTAACGGTTATAATGATAAGTCTTCAATAGACAGAATAGATAATAATGGTGATTACCGTCCTGGTAACTGTAGGTGGACTAATCAGCTAGTGCAGTCAGCTAATACCCGAATTCTCTACAGTCATAACAAGTCCGGTTTTAGGGGTGTAAGTTGGAATAAGATGTACGAAAAATGGGAAACATCTATAAGTGTAAAAAATAAAACTGTAACAGTTGGGTTCTACGGTACTTCTGAGGAATCTGCTATTGCTTACGACATTTATGTAAAAGACAACAAACTACCCCACACAACTAATGGTGTTGAAGGTAGAGTAGAGTCTAATACAGGTAAGATTTTAGGTGTAAAAAATACTTCTGGGTTTGTTGGTGTAACTGCACCTAAACGTATATCTCATATGAAAAATCCTTGGACTAGCCAGATTACTATTGGAAAAAAACGAATCATGAGCTGCTACCACAAAACCGCATTAGATGCCGCTATATATAGGGACAAATACATAAAAGAAAACTTGTTACTGACCAAAAGAAATTTTAGCGACGAAGAATTACAGGAGCATTTAAGTTATGCGCCCTTTTGAAAGACTTCCTGTTCCTTTTCCTTGTGACCATGATCCTGGACCCAGTTATTTCTATGATAACTTTGCCAGCCACTTTATCCCTGACATGATAAAAATGGTGGATACAGGTCTATTGATTGAATCAGAAGCTGTTGAAAATCTCAGAACGCTCATTGATGAGGTTCAAGAGACTGTATACGAACGTTTAGGCAAACACCCTTACGTTATTAAGTACCAGGAGACCATGCGTAGGCCAAAGGCTCAGAGAGAGCATGAAGAAGAAGCTACCAAATCTGTTCGCACCCTTGATCATTATTTAAAGCCATTCAAAGAAACAGACATGACTCACCGTACCTGGTTGGTCAACACGCATCTACTGGCCATAGGCCGTGATAAAGATGTCCGTAATAAGTGGTCTGTTAAAGACGTAAAGGAATACAACGTCTTTTTGAATGATCCTTTTTTGTCCAGTGTCATAGATAAGCGGATAAGCGCAAATTGCACTACTGCAGTGAAAGCTATGCGCTCCCTGGCAGAGTACAAACTTGAGCTTTGGAACAGGCCACGCTACGAGAAAAAGAAGCAGAAAGTTAGTCTGGAAGCCTTCAACCCTAACAGCTCAAAGCAAACTTGTGAGATTTTTCAGATGTTGAAGATTCCTGCAAGGTCTTACTCCAAAGACACAGGAGAACCTTCATGGGGTCGTGATCAAATTGAAGAACTTCGTAAAGATTCAAAAGATGAAGTTTTAATTGAAATGCTTGACGCTATGATCGACAACTCATTTAGTTTCATCATAAAAAGCAATTTTATAAAAGCGTTTGATACATTCACTATTGATAAAGTTCTTCACGGTAAAATAAAACTGTTTGGTGCCAAATCGTTTAGAAATACATCAAATTCTCCAAATCTGCTTAATGCTCCCAGCAGTAAATCAATCTACGCAAAGCCACTGAAACGGTGCTTTACAGCAAAGAAAGACTTTGTAATTTACACAGCAGATCTATCTGCACTGGAAGACCGTGTAATATCCAATCTTTCTGGAGATGTGAATAAGTGCAACGTATTTAAAGAAGGTCTTGATGGCCATTCTCTAAATGCGTGTGGATACTATTCAGAAGAGATAGAAAAAACTATCGGAAAATTTAACAATAACGTTGATTTTGTTAAAGCCTTTATGCAAAAAAATGACGAAGGAAACTCTGTTATAAAAGATATTCGTCAAAAATCTAAAGCTCCAACATTCAAACTTGCTTATGGTGGATTTCCAGATGTAGACAAAGGAGGTGTTATAACTCAGGAGATTTTCGATAGGTACCACAATGTTCTGTATCCAGGAATTACTGATTACCGTGATAACTATGTTCTTCCAACGGCTGCCAGTAACGGTTACATCCACCTGGGTCTTGGTTGTCGTCTTTATACAGACAACGCTCATAACGATATCAGAACCTTGCACAACGCAACCGTACAGTTTTGGAGCATCCTAACACTCATCGCTGTGAACGAACTGAACTACCGCATAGAGCAGGAAAATCTGGAAAAGTATGTTCAGGTACAATCTACAATCTACGACAGTATCTACACGCAAACCTACCGTGATCCTGAAATAATAAAATGGGTTAATGAAAACCTTATCGAAGTGATGACTGTTCAGTATTTGCAAGATGAGGAAATTCACAACGAAGCTGAAGGTGAAATTGGACTAAATTGGGCGGATCTTCATAAAATTCCAAACAATGCTTCTATCCAACAAATAGAAGAGGTTTTGGCAATCTTATGAAAAAAACTGAAAGACGTAAAAATAACGGTCTTTATATCAGCAAGTCACGAAGAGATCGTTTTCGTAATATCCTTCGCACACTCTACGGTGAAAAATGTTGCTGGTGTGAAAAACCTATGCTCTTTCCAACTATGGGAGAGCCTGTAAATGATGTTGAAGAAATGGCTACCATAGAACACTATTTTTCTAAAAAAGAAGATAAGCCTGGGTACCTATTTCTACTAAAGCTATCGCATAAAAAATGTAACAGATAATTGGAGAATTGAATGACGAATCCTTTAAGTTATAAAAGAACACCAGTACCTGAAGGTGCTGTTATGAATTTCAGCCCAAGCAGGTTTGCTGAATTTATAACTCATCCACATCGGTGGTTTCAATCGCAAGTAATGGATGTTTCATCTTTTGATTACAACACGTCAAGTGTATTAGGAACAATTGTTCACTACTGCGCTGAGATGGTTGCAAAAGGTGAAGAAGTAGATCAGAAAATGATCGAAGAATACATCAAAATGCACGAACCTAAAGAAGAATACGACCCCTCTATTGTTAAAAGCCAGTACGTACCAATGGCAGAAGAACTTGTTAACACATACGTTCTTCGTAACGAATACTTTGAAGTTGAAACTCAGCACCAGGCAGAAATTAAAAATGGTTATTACGCTGGTGGTACTCTTGATGCTGTCCAAGGATGTAAAGAAGATTGTATGGTCGTTGATTATAAGACCTACAACTCTAAAACAGTTCCTAAAACGATTCCATCTCACTACAAATATCAACTTCTTGTTTACGTTTGGGTACTAATTAAGAAAGGTTATAACCCAACCCGTATTCGACTTGTGTACATAAATCGAAACATTGATGGTGGACTCAGTGAGAAAACTGGAAAGCCGTTAAAATCTTACCCTCCAACTGCTACAAGTATTACGGAAGTCATAGCTCCTGAAGACTTGGAGTTCATCACTGGTCTTCTGGAACTTGCTGTAGATTCAGTAGTAGCCTGGAAAAAATACCCAGAGCTTGCCCATGTCATTTTTCATGATCCAAGACTCAAACAGGAGTAGGTTATGGAAATTTTGCTAATGGGTTTTCTAACTGCTATGGGCTTTATCATTCTGCTGTTAAAGATGGGACTTCCAAAGTTTCTGCGCTTTAACTGGCAGACTGACATTGTTGTGTCAGCAATATTGGCAGCACTATTCTTCGGTACAATGGGTGGAATGCTGATTGGAATCACTGCAGGTATTTTTGTTAGCCTGTTCCTTTCTGTAGCTAAATCCATGTCAGGTACCGGTTCAGATTCAAATAAACGTAGGGATTAACAAAATGTCCAGTAATGTAAAATTACTTGTATCAAGCTTGCCTAACATTGGTAAAACCACGCTTCTTCAAACTCTTGAAGATGCGTTGATAATTGCCAGGGATGGTAAACAATATCCATTTCCACAAGCTCACGTAAACGTTCCTGATTTCACATCAGCTGAAGAGTTGATCAACCTGATTGTAGAAAAAGTTGAAGCTTACGAAAAGAAAATGGGTGCTTTGCCTAAGACCATTGCCATAGACTCAATCTCAAAAATCCTTTTGGATATTGAAGGTTATGTTCTTGAGCAAGTTAAGTCTTTTCCATACGGCAAGGTGAACACGGAAATTAAAAAAGTAGTCGATTTTATCGAACGTGACATGGTTCCAAACTTCAATATTGTTTTGGTGTCTCACGCTCTTTATAACGAAGACGTTTCTGGCTACTCCCTGGTAAACGCTGGTGGAAGCTACGGCAAGAAAGGTGGAATCCTGTCTGAAGTGGACGAAGCTATTTTCGTTGAGCTTCGAGGTAAAAGCCGAATAGTTCATTTCAGAAATTCAAAAATGGCTTCAAGGACTACCACAAAAAGCCTTCCTGAAAATATGCCTATTGAAGATTTTAATCTTCAAGACCATATTGTAATGCTTCGAGAAAGACAGAACGAAGCAAAGGCTTGGTCTCTGTAATCAGTAATTAGATATTAGTAAAGTAAAAACCAAACGAGGGTAAATAATTACCCAAAACCAGGGGGTGACACCCCAAATCTCTGAGAGGTAAAAATATGTCATCTTTTTTCAAATCTTCCAAGAAAGCCGAAGACGTTAAACAAGGTGGTAGCAACCACATCACGGCTTCAGGCGTTTACCCTGTAATGATTCTGGCACCTATTGTCAGCGTGTCGAAAAATGGGTCTACTTCCATTGACATGTACCTTGAACATAAAGGTCAGAAGCAAGTTATCTACGGTAACCTGCGTATCACCAATAACGACGGCAGCGATAACAAGATTGGTTCAAAAGTCTTTAACCAGTTGCTGATCATTGCCGGTAAGGATGAAGTTTCTGATCCCATTGAAGTTGAATTGCCAATTGGCAAAAAAGAGGCAATGAAAGAAGCTGCCATTCTTGAAGACCTGGCTGATATTCCTATCCTCATGCGTATTCAGATGGAGTACTCCGTCTATAACGGTAAGATTCAGGAAAAGAAAGTCATCAAAGCCTTCTTCCGCGAATCCGATAACGCTTCTGCTGAAGAAATCGTTAACGAAAGTGATGCTGGTGAATCGTTTGAAAAGGAAATGAAGTACGTAGATAACGTCACGTACAAAGACGACCTGACACCTGAAACAATTCAAGCCTGGATTGCTGGTGGTCGTAAAGACGGTCTACCTGCAGGTTCCTCAGCCGGTTCGTCTTCCGAACCAGCCAAGAAACCCGCTTTTGGTAAGCGTCGTTTTGGTGCTGATAAAGAGTAATCTCTTTAGAATACGTGAGTCGGTACTATGTTGCCGACTCCCGGATCTGCCCAGGGGTTGTGGAATATACCCAAATGAGAATTAAATTTGGAAATGATATTCGCGTCTTCTATTGAAGAACCTTCCAAACCAACCAACTCGTTTATAGCTTCTTCAATCCCGAAACTTACCGGACGGTCTTTGATCATCCGGTAAATCGTTTTCTGAATCCTCAGCCAATACGAAGGAAACATAAGAATGCCCACATCGCTTAACTGACGAACTTTAACCGGCATTGCCTCTTTGTAGTCAGGAAAAGAATCAATAACCTCCAACTCTGCTTTTTTAGCGCTCATGCCATTGCCCATCAGATGACGGTACAGCGTTTCTTTAGCCATCACGTCACTGAGATCCGTCATGTGACTGCCCAGCTTAACAAACTCACTGTCCGGACTGTTTAGGTACTGGTGCATGTACGCTACTGCGTCTTCCTTGGTTTTAATGTCTTTCCAACGATCCGCTATTTCATTGATCGATTTTTCAACTTCTTTTGTAGACCCTACCTGTCCAAACACAGGACTAACAGTTTCAAGAAGTTCTTCTAAACCTACGTTCCACTTAGCACTCTTAATGAGAAGTCTTCCAACTGAGTTGTTTTTACCTTCATTGTCTTGAAATACCTTTTTTAGAATAGCATCAAGATCGCTTTTGAATCCCGATGAGGGATCGTCTGTGTTCATGATCAATTCTGATCCGAGTGAATTTAAAAACCCTCTTTCGATAAACCCGTTTGCGGGATGGTTTTTAAGTTCTTTCTGAATTTTATCCATCTGATCTTTATAGTCACCAGGATTTGAATAGCTTCGTACTTTCAGATCCATGTACCTGTTACGGATACCGTGGTACTCGTTAAACTCAGTGCTGATTTTTCGGTACTGCCTTTGCAGGAACACCGGATCTACGCCTCTGATGCCCAGGTACGTGATGTTCGATACGTTGTCGTTAAGAATCTTGACAGGGTTCAGCGCAATCAAGCCTATCTTCATTCCGGATACGATGTTTTTGGTAATTCTCAACGCCCACTGTAGTTTAGGATCACGTACCACAGACCGTTCTGAGGCACCGATCAACCAGTAGCCAATGTCTTTTCTGACGTACTGAATTTTTTCATCAAACCGATTGTGGTCAGAAAGACTTTTTGTAACGGGTGTGTAGTGCTTCAGCAACTCTGGGTGCTTAGACATATCAAAATCGTTAGTTGATCCCAAGAACCAAGGGTTATCTCGACTGGGATCTTTAACCAACCTTTTCAAGCTGTCGGTATCCTTAGATTTCAAATCCCAATAGGTCTCTTTCTCCAGTAACTTATTCCTGATAATTTCTGACTCTTTCATGGTCATATTATGTGCCATTGTTCTGACCAGGCTCTGGCTTGGGTCCTTACTGGCCCCTAGCTTATGTCTCTGGTCTTCACTCAGGACCATGACGTAGCTTCCATCAGCTGTCTTAACCACGTTGTTAAACGACTTGAAAGCCTCTGTAACAGGTATGTCTGCAGTCTGTGTACGAATGTCTGTAAACACACCTTCTTGATACGTCTGATCAATTTCAGACTTGTACAATATGACTGGCTGGTTTTCATCACCTGAGGTTTTTAAACGCTTCCAGCCATCCTTTTCGTACTTGGCCATAAACCGCATATCATTAGGATGAACTGCCCGTTTCACGATGGGAGTTTCAAAATTTTCAGCCAGGCCGTTGTCTCGAAGTTTGGAAGTATTAATTCCACCTTCAAAAGTCAGAGACTCGTTAGCCAATACAGTGTCTTTGATAAGCGTCAAAAGCTCAGTGTTGCCCAAAAATTCAGTGAACCGATCTTGTCCCAATTCCTGAATTGATCGCAAAGCTACGTAAGCCCTGGCGTTGTTTTGGTTATCACCTGCTGAACCCATGATCTGTTTGACGTTGTAGTAAGTCTTGCTGGTAATCTCACCATCAACGTTCATTTTTACAATGGTATCTAACTTGTTAGTTGCGTCTGACTTTAAAGATGCTTTTAGCTCATCTACTTTGGCATCGATATCGGTAACGGTCTCAGCAAGCAGAAAGTAATCCTGTATGGCCATTTTTTGAGTGAAATCACGATAGCTTCTGAGTTGGCCTTCGGTCATGTTAAAAGTAAGTTTTTTAAACTTACGAAGCTCTCTGCTTACCAGGTCGTTACGCTCAGCCCTCAACCTCGAAAACGTAGACAGAACTTCGTTTTTGGTTTCGTTGTTGATGTTGCTGTTGGTGATTTTGTGCACCAAGCTCTGAAGCGCCTCAGATCCATCGTAGATGCCTTTCATGTAGTCAGCTGCCTGACTGTAGACAGGAAACTTGTCACGCACAATCCCATCCAGAGATGCTGTCCAAGATCCTATTTTTCGTACCGCTGGATCATTTATAGACCTGGCCATTGAACTGTTTAAAAGCTCGAAGTAATCACGAGACTTTTTTACGTAGTCACCTGCCCGAGACCCAGAATATAGGTCTTCACCAAATTCCTTTTGTAGTTGCAAATTTTGCTCGTAAGAATTTTCCCTCATCGACTTACCACCTTCGATGAGACCGTTTATAGAACTGTACAGAATCTCAGCATCTACTGTGTCCATGCTTAGATCCGCAGCTGTAGGACTTTTTAAAATCCTTTGGATGCTCTTAACAACTCGGCCAATAATTCCTTTTAAGGTGTTGCCAGATCCAAATTGCTTATAAACCTCTTTAGCTACTGAAGGTTCAGTGCTCATTATGGAGACAAACTCACCCAAAGCTGTTTTTTCATTAGCCTGGTTTTTGGCGTAAACAATCCGGTTTTTGGTTTCTCCGGAAAGCTTGCTTGCATCAATTTTAGCTAACGCTTTCTGGATGTACTTCATGTCACGAAGATTTTGATTGAAGCTACCTTTGCCTGTTATCAGTTCAACCTGTTCAACAAACTCAGAATTTTTATCCGCTTCAAACGTTTTTTCGATCATGCCAACGGTGTAGCTGTGAACAATTTCGTGTTCAATGTCAGCTATGGTTGCAGTGTCAGAAATGGTGATTGTGTCGGTATCTGACTGGAAAGAATCTACTGTGCCTTTAACTACTGCCGACTTGTTAGTGCTTTTCAGGAATCCCGCAATGATAGGTGACTTAGCAGAAAGCTTTTCCAAAGCTCTCTGCGTAGCAGCATCACGGTTACTTACCTGTCTTTTTGGACTAACTTTCGGGCTGCTATTCGTGCTTTGCGTTCCTTCGATTTTTTGCTTTGTAGTTCTGGGTGTTGCCTCTTTTGCTTTGACACCTGAGACTTCAAGATTTCGATAGCCATTTCCGTCGCCAATAACACTATTCGTTTCTGCATCAAAGTTGTCCTTTAGAGCCTGTTGTTTGGTAGCTTTACGCTTTCTGGTAAACTCAAGTATACCATCAAAAGACTTATCTTCGTCAGTTTTTTTACCTGAAAAAGCTTTAATAGCTAACATAACCTGCTCTTGGATATCAAAATGCTGAGCAACTTTCAGAGTCTCTGCTATGTATTTTGAGTCGTTCTCCATGACCAAATGGGCGTTGGAGAAGTACGCATCGTGTACCGTTATGACTCCGGTATTGTGCTTCGTAGGTAGCCCCTTAAGGCTTCCAAACATAGCTGCAGTATCGGCTGTGTGGATCATCGAAGTGTTCATTACAGTTTCTGCAAGACGGTCTTCACGGGTCAAAACAACGTCACCACCGTCAACCTCACGAGCAACATCATAAAGTTTGGTCAACGGTACGCCGTATTCCCTCAACTCTGCTAGTGTAGGTTCAATGCTTCCACCTGACTCAGCCCGTTCAACTACCCAGGCTGCAGGCATCACTTTGAACTGTGGATCACCTACGTTTTGGCTAATAAGGTTAAATACCCTTTTAGCCATAGATTTGTGGTTGTCCAAATACTTTCTTCTAACAGTCGTACCCAAAGCATCGTACAAAAAATTACCAACTCCGGAATTTATAAATCCTTGTTCCAGTGACGCTTTTAACTTTTTATCGGTTTTTTTCAAATCATTGACATCTTTTTGAGTAGTTACCTTTGTAGGTAAAAGATCATTAAGAAGTTTAATTAGCTCCGGACTAACAGCATTGTTGTTTCTGAGCTTACCTAAAAGTTTTTCAGTAAAAGTTTCTGCCATAGATTCTACGGCCCCATCTTCAGACTGGTCGTAGATGAATGTCATCGTTGGTGACTTGGAGAGTTCTCGAAAATCCCCGTCAAATAGATCGTCTTTGACCGATGTTAAAACAGACCTAACGGTTTCTTCATTAAGCTTCCGATCTAATGAAAGCTCGTAGATACCATCACTATCCGGTTCTTCATCTAAAAACGGCTGTAAAGCGTTTGTAAGAATGCCGTATATGTCTTTAACTTCTGCGAGATCCTGTTCTTCGTTACTTTTAAACACACCCAAACTTTTCAAGACTTTGGTAATGTCTTCTTCCTGTGTAGAACCAATAGCTTGCAACAGTGTTAACAAACCACCCGAACCGGTAGCGTCACTGGATACCATGTAGGTAGACGTTATCCGCTTGGAATCAAGACTTTCACGAATGCCTTTAATCGCTTTTACAGAAGATAAAAGATCAGAAAAGTTTTCAAATTTTAGACCGGAATTGCTCATTGCCCTCAAAGCGGTTAGCTGACTGTTAGCACTTCTTGCTTCACTGTATTTGTTGTAAGCGTTCAAAGCTTTTTGAATTTCAGCACCCATAGGCTCACTGCTCATGTCTTCTTTAAGCAGTGTTTGAGCAGGTACGGTACCGTCTTTGCCTTTAGGCAGAGTAGATCTGGCTACCTTATCTACGTAGTACTTATAAACGTCTGATCCAACTTCCATAGCATAGGGTTCAACTTCCATAGCAAATCTCATGCTTTTGGAAGTCTGCGGGTTAAGTACTGAGTTCTCCATGTAAGCCCTGGCATTGCGTCCCAGGAACATTTTGAAGAACAGTGCAGGGTTATCTTTAAACTTTGAAAAGTACTCAACTACGTCATCTATAGGCGTAGACTTAGAAAGATTTCTGCCCATATTACTGGCTTTATCTGACTCAATATCATTACTCTGTTCCATGTTAAACAGCTTGCTTAGTGACAGAGCGTCTAAATTATTGTTTATCCAAGATGAGGCACTTTTACTAATATTCTCTGTTTCTTTTGCAATGTTGGCAAACAAGCTATGTACGTCACTGTTCATGTACAGCGGTTTGCTTTCTATTTCTCTAACCGATTTCAATAATTCTTTATTGCCCTTGTACGAACTTTTTTTAGTGAATGTGTCAGGGTCGTAACTCATGAATCCGGTTTTTGGAAAAATGATTGTTTCCGGAACAGTGACATAAGACACTGCATCAATCATTTTTAGGTAAGATCCAAATACGCTATCAGATTGTTCGGATGTTTTGCCTAGAATCGTATCTAAATCAGCACTGCCTTCTTTTGTAGAAAGGTCAAGAGATTTTGGAATTAACGTTACAGACTTCATATTAGTGGTGTGGGCATCAGGACCACGAGGCATTCTTTTTTTATCACCATCAATGTAATCAATAAGCGTAGATTGACCGCTGTTAGCTTCGTTAATTTTTACAAAACCACCATCTTGTAAAGATTCAAGAATCCTTTCGCCCACCAGGTAATACATGTGCTCAGCTTTAGCTGCGCTGTTTTCTTCACCCAAGCCGGTAGACCTGTACCCATTTTGGTACAGGACTTTACGACCGATCATAGCAGCCAATCTTGCCATAGGAATGTTAGGCACACTGCCAGGACTTATTACAGTAAGCGGCACTCTCATGTTGCTTGCTTTATTTACTTCACCTGCAATAGAAGAAATAATTTCTTTCAAAGCGACCATTTGAGAGCGTGCAGATTTATCGCTGCTTTCTCCCAAAGAACTTTTACTTTTAAGCCTATCAACAAGAGTTTTTACTTTTTGCTTGTGAGTTGGTGAAATACCGGCTAATGCGCCTTCCAATTTTCTGGTTAAACGATCAGATTGGGAACTTACTGACTGAGGCACTCGGTAGTTTTCTAACATATTAGCTACGTCAGTATCAGAGATGTTCCAAACGTTTACACGAGTATCTTGGTCACCAAGTTGGTTTATTTCTACCTCTTGGGCAATCTCTCTCAACGTATCAAGATAATCTTCAATGCTTATGCAATTTGCCATTTTTAGACCTTACAAATGTGGTTGCCCAGAATTTCTACCATCTTAGCATTAACTTTAGACATGTTAGGAGCAGATCTAAAAACAGCACCGTCTTCTTCTATAACAACATCAGAATCATCTTGATTGTTGGTGTCGGATTCGTTAGCACTCTTCTTTCTTTGCCGTGTTGGCTCAGTGTTAGGCTCAGCAGAATCTTTAAGCACTTCTGACATACGGTCACGTAGAATCTTTTCTAAAGAAGGTTCTCTTACAGCTGGGAATATTCTTTCCATGACAGCTATCAAGTAATCTGGGTTACTTGTTTTGAAAACCTTTGAAAGTCCTTTTATAGTCTTTTTTGCAAAAACTCCATCTTCTCCAACTATTATGGCTGTTTTTGATTGGAGCAAAGCTTCTTGATCTACGTTATCGCCACTTTTACCTTCTTCGCTTTCAAGAATATTTTTTATAACTTTATTAATTCCTGATATTGCAGCTCTTTGTACATCAGTGTCTTCTGATACAAAAACGTCTTCGTTGGTGACACGATCAATCAGCTTATCTACTGTGGTAATGCCCATACTTTTCAGTTTGTCAGTAGCTGGCTTAGCCCAGGCAGTTGCCTTGCTAGCGGCTCCTGTAACTGTACTAGCAGCGGCTTTTACCTTACTTGTTACAGACGCATCGGGTCTGGATTCAAGCTCTGTCCGTGCCTTGGAAAGCTTTCTGGCGATGTTTTTAACGGCAGTTTCACTCAGGGTAGCTTCACCCGTTTTACTAAAATCCGTTTTCTTGTAGTTTTCAAGAGCGTTTTCCAGGGACTGCAGAGTTTCCATGTCCTCTATGCTGCCTTTTCTGGCATTGGACAGTTCTATGCTCAAGGCTCTTGGGTTGGTTACAGTAGCCCCTGCTTGGCTGGCTTCTTTTACGCTGTCACCAAGATTATCGTAAGTTAGGGCAGAATCGTTTTTGAGGTTTACCCGCTTTTGATCTTTTTCTTTCTGATCAGCCCAGCTTCTAATTTCTCTGACAGCATTTTTGCTGTTGTCAGGAGAGTTAGTTTCTAACGATGTTGCCAGAGACCTGGCTGCACTGACCGAGTTGAGTGATTCCAAACGACCTTTAAGTTTCTGCACAGACTCTTTGCTGTTTGCGTACTTAACACCTTTTTTGGTGTTTTCCTCTACGGATTCCGATATGAAATCTACAGCTGCTTCGGCTACGCCTAACGTTGCAGAAGACTTAAAATTCTTAATGTCATCTGCAAAGGCTTGACCAAACTCTTTGGTAGATTCTACTTTGCTGACTACGTAATTTTTTACAGCCTCAATTTCTTCTGGAGCAAGATCCAGGATTTTTGCAAAGTCATCACCTACACGCTTTACAACTTTCCTTCCTGCTATAAAACCGTTTTGAAGCTTTTCTTCAGTAAGGGCGTTAACACTGTCTTTTTTATAAGAACGTACAAGTTTGTTAGACACAGACTCAAATACTTTCGGATCTGACAAATCTCTACCTGCAGCTACTCTAACCATTTCAGCTTTAACAGCTTCGTCAGTAACGTTTTGAAAATTTCCTGAGTCAGCTACTACAGATACTTTTCTTGCAGATTCTGTTTGAATCTCTTGAGCTGCTGCACGTAGGTTTTTACGCTCTTCAATGTCAGCTTCCTGGTCTGCAGGGTTTAGCCTGTCACGGGCAGCGTTGTAAGAGCTTTTAACGATCTTGTCACCCGTTGCTACAGCTACGTCAGCTACTGCACCAACCGCTAATCCAGGCGCTGATAGAGTAGATTTGATACCACCACCAGCTACTGCGCCGAGAATAGCGGCTACGTCAGCCTCATTCTGATTGTCTTGGTCATTAAGCTCTTTATACGCTGAAGCAAAAAGCCCACCAGCTTCTTCTGGGTCCATGTGCACACTTAGAATCTGAGCCCAGGTTTGAGAGTACTCCTGAACAGCTTCTGCACCACCTGCTACAAATACTGCTCCTAAACCACCACCAATTCTTTTAGCGATAGATTTAACAGCACCTTGATCCAGGTACTTGGACATCTGTTTCATTTCGTTGGTGAATTTTTGTTTTACAGTATTACCAACAAAACTTTTTGATCCTGGCAAATAGAGCATTTTAACACTTTGAATCTGCATAGCAGACGTGGCCAAAATAGCCACAGTTGTTCCGGCAAGCCTTTGAGGGCTCATCTTTTCGCCGGTTTCTTGCTCGTACTCAACTTTGGTTTGTTGAACCAGGTCGGCTGTTAAAACACTGGCCTGTGTAGATTTTTTTGCTACGGTACCTGCCAAATCTTTTGCAAATTTTACCGCTTTGATGGATTCTTTTGCCTTGTCGTAAGAATCATCAATTTTACCAATAAGGTCAAAAGTGTTTTTGGCTTTTTTGGCCAACAGTGCTACACCAGCACCACCAATAGGAGCCGCAAGTGCACCTGCAGCCATTTCTACAAGAGATGAGCCTGAATCCGCTATAACACCAAATGCTTCAGGTATAGCTTTACCAAACGCTGGAAGTAAACCGTCTTCTACATAGGTGTTCATAACACCTTGCAGATCCTGGTTAACAGCCTGACGCTGATCAAAACTTACCCCTGCCATTTCATCAGCTGCCGATGCTTGACGGTTCTCAGGGTCAGATTGGCGGCTCCAGCCTGTTTCTACTGAATCGTCAAACTGGGTATCAAACATAGAATTGGAAATGCTCTTACCCATGTCGGCAAGACTGCCACCAGACTTATAAAGGCTAGACTCAAATCGGTCACCCAAGCCTGGTGTTCTGTTTGAATTGCCACCATTCATCAAAGATTCAAGGCCGTTACCTGAATCTTCTGAAATAGTAGGTACTTCTGGTGCTCCAAAAAGCCTGTCTTTCTTTTCTTGAAGCTTTGTTTTAGGTACAGGAGCAAGAACAGGAGCAGCCAAGCTCATTGATGACCTCTGTGCCATTATCTCGTCTAACGTCGCCATTTTTCCTTTACCTATTTTTTACCGTTTAGGAATACTAGGTATTGAGTTTTTCATTTCCTATAGAAACTGATTTGGAAAATTACTCTTCAACATGCTTCTGTTCAGTTCTATCTGCTCGGACCCATTAGCCTGTGAGTAAATTTCAGACTGGTTAGGCTCATAGGACATTTCTGCTAGCGAAAGCCCGTTACCTGTGGGTCCGGTCTCTTGTCTGGACGGTGCTGGGGTGTTGCCGGGCAACATAAGTTGTGATGTTTTATCAGCTCTGCCGAATTTTTTAAAAATAGTTCTTAGCTCTAATACTTCATTATCACTTGCTGACCCACTTTTAATTCTATTAACTATTGATTGAGCCCTGCTTCTATACTCTTGATCTGGTATCGCATTTTTTAAGTATCCGGCTGTCATTAATGAAACACTTTCTTTAGTACTTTTTACATAGTTATCATCTTGTTTATCATCAATAGTATTCAATTCGGCAAACAATTTAGTACTGTCATTGCCTGAAGGAGTGTTTGAAAGCTGTTCTTCAATAGCCATTTTTTGATTTTGTAGCAACTCTGATTCACTGCTTGTTGCCATTCCAGCAAGCTGTGCTTCAAGAGAATTTCCCGTTTGTTTTGTACCACTTTCAGGAGAGGTACCCTGTCCAGGTCTATTTCCACCTTCACCCAAAGCATTGGCAATAGGATCAGGGTCTTCAATGTCATCTACTGTCACTTCTGGAGCAGGAGCGGGGTTATTAGCACTAGCTTCCGGAACCGGTACAGGAGCAGGTACAGAAGCCGCGGGTGATGGGTTTCCTCCGCCTTGTTGCTTCGGTACAGATTCTTGAAGAAGTAATCCAAATTCTTCAAGCAATGCGGGATCGTTCATTAACTGATACTGTTCGTCAGAAGTAAGAACTCCACCCTGTTGTCTGTATAGTTCACCTACTTTACCGATGGTTTCAAATCTCATATTCATGTCATTTTGAGAAATTTCACCCAACTGAGATAAAGATAAGCCACCATTTCGTCCGTTTCTACCACGACCTTCAGCCTGATCTTGAAGAATCCTAGCGTTAGTTGTTATGGTTTGAAAAAGTTCACTTTTAGAGTTTTTTAAATCTTTTGTATCTTGTCCGTTAGGCAGTTTTCCATTTTGTGACATGCCTAAAACAACAGAATTAAAATACTGAGGTTTTATACCTTGTTGGGTTTGTGCCAACAACCCTGCAGCTCTAAGTTCATCTTTGTAAATTTCATGATTTGAACCAGGGAAGTTAATACTTAAACCTCTTGAACCTTCTTCAAATTGTGAATCTACCCCAGTCTGAACTTCTTTTACAAATTCTGCTTCTGACCTATAACCGCTACTCCCTTTTGTTCCATAAGATCCTTGGCCATTTTCACCATTAGGATTGTACTTAGCTATCATGGACCCAACACCACCATTAAGAGCTGTATCAAGGTAAGCTTTCATGACATTTTCATTAGGTGCTTTAGGTGCTGTAAAGTTGGCAGCCATAATCCTTTCAGCTTCTGATGCGGCTTTTGTTCTATCCAACCCATACTCGTTTACAAATTGGTTTTCAAGATCGAATCGCATCGTTTTTTGGTCAACAAAAGCACCAGGAGTCTGTGTTATTTTTTCTCTAGTTCTTTGACGCATTCCGTCCCGCTGCTCTGGGGTGGCATTTGGGTACGCTGTATCAAATTGTTTTAGGGTATCCGCTTCTAAACGGAACCCTTCCTTAGCATCTGACAGGTAGCCGCTTGCAGAATCTGTAGAGTATTTACCCATTGCCATATTTTCTTGACGAACTCTTTCACGTTCAGACTCTGCTGCTGTTAACGCCCGTTTTCCGGCACCTTTTTCCCAGTCAAACATATTTTGGCTAAGTTTTTCTTTTTCTTGGTTCGCCCTGGCAGATTCTGACACACTCAAAAATCTGGCTAAGTCGTTAGCTCCAGGCGAATTTGGAACCGATAATGAAGCTGGTCTTTGTACATTAAGATCGTAAGCAGCCATGAGTGTTTCCTATTACTGATTCATTTGAGCTACGCGCTCATTTCTTTGACGAATAGCTTCAGACGTTCCATCTTGGCGTGCAACACTGCGATCAAATGCTACCTTTGACTGAGACATCTGTTGACCGATGTTTTTGCGATTAATATCGTTGTTTTTGCGTGCATCTTTCATGTTTTGAAGCATACCTACAAGAGATACACCGCTACCTATAAGGTTCATGCCTTGTCCCATATTACCAATCATACTGTCACCACCCCAAAATGGCATACCACCACCACCGTTAACATCTAAACCACCCATTGCAGGATCTGGCATTCCTGCTGTTGGTGCAGATCCACCTTTACCCAGGCTTTGTCTTACGTCTAAAGATGGATAAGCTGTATAAGAACTCATCCCTGTACCTGGAACTTGATTCCTATTAGCCAGTGAAGGCAATCCACTGTTAACTTCAAAGGGTTGATAATAAGATCCGTTTTCAGCCATTTTAATATACCTTTTTAATGTATGCCCAAGTCTAAAAGTGCACTGTGGTAATTTTTAACAAGTCTATCATAAGCACCTGTCAATTGAGCGTTATAGTCGTACTGTGCGTCTCTGGATTGATACAGCATGGTTTCTGTAGAACTTAATGATGCGTAAAAAGATGCGTCTAATATAGAATTGCTTGCTGGGGAATTATTCTCATAGTAATCTTCTTTTTCCTTCATTTCCTCCATAAGTTTTTCGGTTTCTGCCGTCATCTCTTCAAGTTCTACTTTGTACACTGTGCCCAATCCAGCTGAGTATGCAGTTATAGCCGATGTCACACCCTCAGCGGTAAAGAACCCAACTTGCTCAAGACCTGAAAAGTCTCTCATTATAAATGCAGCTATAAGTCCTATAGCAGCTGCTAAAGCAGCACTTCCGGTAGCCGCTGCAATCTCTACTACAATTTCCATTACAACATAACTTATAACAACCTGCTGAATTACTGCCCAAACACCTGCGTAAAAACCACTTGCTGCTCCGAACGTAATAGCGGTAAGTACAATAGACACTATTATCAAAGCAAATTTTATAAAGCTGAAAAATGCCGCAGTTTCGTACCAAGCTAAGTGAGTTACTTCGATCGAATAAAAATCAACACGAAATATTTTCTGGTAAACCTTCATCAGTTCTTCATTAGTTAACTGATCATAAACGTACCAGGACAGTGGAATTGTGAATGAACTGTCTTTAAGTGTGTTAAACGCTGCTTTATGGTAACCGTCGTACTTTATACTCGACATGCTGTTCATGTTTTCTATTACGATTTCATCGTAGCTGATAGCCGTTTTTTGAAATCTTAAAGTTAGCTTGTTTTCGTAACTTGTCCACGCAATTTCGTGTGTATGAATACCTACGGTGCCAATAGACCCAGATATGTCTTTAACGTAACTGTGATTTGTCCAAACATTTCCGTTGTTAACATCTTGCTCACTGAAGGCAGAAGTGTACTTTCCAGAATTAGAGGTAATACCTCTAACTTCTATAATTTCATAAAACGTTAGATAAAGAAGTTTTGCAACTTCTGGCCCTGTATCACTTGGGCTAACTGCAAAATTTACGTAAGCGTCATCTACCGTATCTTTATCTGGGTTAGCTTCTACACCCGCTATAAGATCGTCTACGTTTAGATCTACCAATCTCAAAAGGTTTTTTGTTGTCTTATATTCTTCTCCATCTTTGTCAAAATCTACGTTTACTTTGTCTTTTCTTATAATGCCAACAGGGAGCATTTCAAGTTCACTAATAACAGTATTTAAAGGATCAATGTCTGGATACAGGTTTGAGCTGTAATAGTAGATCCAGTAGTACCAATCGGTAGAACTTTGACCACTGGTGTAGTATTTACACACCATTGCTCTTTCGTCCACAAACTGTGGCTCTATAAATGTTGCTACATAAACTGATGTATCAGGAGCTGGTCCACCAGGGTCAGAATCTATAATAGTTACAGTTGCCACTCTTGAAGTATCTACGCTGACATCTGAGCAGTTTTGCAAAGCAACTGTGAAGTCTTCTCTCGATCCTGTTGATACATCGGCTGTCATTGGTACGACTATGTTTTGAACTTCTCCTGCAGTTCCTGCAAAAGTTAACGTACCTCCAGTACCGTCGTAGTCAACACCTGCAATTGCTGTTCCTTCAGGCAGTGTATAATCTACTGTAAACCCTCCGGAAACATCCTGGGTCAGCTTTATTGGTACCGTCACCGTAGTATCTGACTCATTTACGTAGATAGAATCCAGAGTCAAAACCAAAGAATCGTTATCGTAAACAGAAGTATCTACTGAGTCTAATGTGATTACTAAATCTTCAAAAGCTCCGTTCGTATTTGTTATCGAATCTACGGTTGTTACTATATTACCCAAAGACTCGCTTATTGCGTCTTCTGTTATTGATACTGCTATTGATACAGAGCTTGAACCACCAGCCATTACAGCCGATGCCGGTGCTGTGTACTGGCTTGAATCTACTGTTCCAGAATAGGTGAAATTTACTGTTACACTTTCCCCTACAGGAACTGGTCTGTTAGATCTTACAATTAGATTAACAGTACTGCTTTCTGTTACTTCGGATGGTCCTTCTATCCAAAACGAAGCTCTTTCAGCTACCCTGGTTATTAATATTTCATAGTTATTAGATCCACTCAGGTACGTAACACTGCCCCAAGCCCAGTTGCTAAATGTTTTTCCCCACTCATTATCGTAAGTCAGCTGATTAAGACCTGGCTTATAGTTTGTGGTACCGCCTTGAAGCTGGAATTTGAAGTGTTCTTCAGAAGTTGGGTAGCTGTTAGAACTGTATGTAAGTACAGAATTGGTAGAGTAAACAACGTCTATTGCATCTTTAATAGCACTTTCATCTTTATTTTCACCCTGCACAGACATACTAGGCAAACCGTGTATGTATCTACCTTTATCTGCGAAATTGTAATACCCATTTATCTTTCCTCTGGTTAAATTCATTTCAAAATACACGAACTTCCAGAAAGAAATATCACTTTTAAGCCACCGCATTACTGCTCTTGTTTTTGCAGCTTTTACTACGTCTTCAGTATTTTCGTCAAACATTTTTGTAGATATTTTTGATACAGTAACTACAGTCTCATCCTCAATACCAAAAAGCCCAAGAACATCTCCCAATTCTCTAAGTACAATTTCGTTCCAGACAAAAGACACGAAAGACTCAATTGCGTCACCGATTGCTCCTAGTACACTTTCTATAGCGTCAATTACTGCGCTCACTTTTCCAATCTCCTAAGCCTTAGCTTTTCAAATTTTCTTATGAGATCGTCAGTACGTATAAGTAGTCTGTCACCATTAGTCCTGTGACGGTATATTGCTGTCTTTGAAAGCATTCCTTTGTACTCTTTTATATCCTTGCCTATGTGCAGAGTAAGGTACAAAAAAATTGTGTCTTTCTTATCCTCTGGAACATGTTTTGGTATTCCAGCAATCATTGCCATCATCATCAACGGATAGTTTTTACCGTAGATTGAAACAGCATCTGCAAAAGCTTCTTTGGTTTTTTTGTAGTACATAAAACACTCATCACCTTTGGTGACAAACGCTGTTCCATCCTCTACACAATCTTTCATTTTACTAATATGGTCATCTTGAAACTCTGGTTCAATGTACTCTTTTATTTTTTGAAAATGCCTTGCTACGTCACCTTCAACGCAATTTCTAAATTCTACGTCAGGTCCCATTATTGCCGGTGTGGTAAACATTATTTCACCACCAAGAAAGAACCGTAAAATCCTCCAAGACCATTTGCCGTAACAAGTATTTTTCCTACAATTTCAGGATCGTCTAAAACCATACACGTTTCCAGGAGTGCGCTAACGCCCTGGGTGTGTCCTATGTCCTGCTTATAGGTTATAGGTGTAGCTATGGCAGCCAGACCTGATTCGCCCTCTGTGTTGGACGGTGTGCCGGTACCGTGCAGTTTTACGTAATCTACTGGGTACTCAGGTATTAAGGTGTCCAAGACTTCCTTCGGGAAATGGAAAGGGTTTTGTTGGTATGTGTACTTCCAAACGGGGTTATGGATACCATAGCCTTTACAAAGCCGAATGTAAGCAAACCCATCTCCGCAGGTGATTGGTATTCTAAGCTCACTGAACAAGGCAAGAGTAGCGTCAGTAGTTCTTTCAGCACCTATCACTATCACCTCTTCTACCATACCGCTTTCAAGCAGTGCTCTAGCCTCCCAGATTGCTTGTACTCCAGCAGCGCAGGTACTCGTTATCATATTAACGTGCTTGAGGTGTTCTTTGTTCTTGAAGGTGTGAACCCACTCATGGGCAATGTAACTGGTACCGCTTTTCAGTATGGCAGCCTTGCTTACTTTTACAGGCTCTCGCATACCGTTGTCTGACTGAGACACCAGGAAGCCATCAACGTACAAGAAGGCTGTAGGTCTGGTTAAAACGATGTCTAAATCAGCCATCTTAATAAACTGACCGACACTGGGCCGGTCCCTTTTCAGGTCTGGTATTGCTACGTAGCCGTTTTCTTTTACGGTTCCTTTGAAGTACTTGAAATCGCTAATATGCATTGTTTCACCAGGTCCCTGACAGTAAGTTCTTCTATTCCGTGTAGTTCTTCACCTTCAGTAAATCCTTCCATGTCACCAAATTCTTCTTCTAACGCTACTAACGTTAACACAACCCCCAGACTGTCCAGTTCAGAATCCATAAACATGTCGTCGATTCCAACTGAACGGCCTTTTTCTTCCTCGATTGCTTCGTTAATTAAGTCGAGAACTTCTTTTTTTGTCTTCATATAGTTCCTGCCGATGGTGCCAAGTCATCAAAAATTGAGTTAGCTACCATTTCCAAGGAAACACTGCTATTCAGACTAGGTGCTGGAGCTGTGACTGCACCGTTAGTCGTAGTTTCGATAGCGAAACCTTCAAACATCTGCTTGAGCAAATTCTGCTTGCCGTTTACTTTGAATCCAAGTGTCTGAGCTTCGATCAACAAAACTTTCTTGGCCGATTCCAGATCCATACGAACTGTAGCAGCAAGCTGCTCAAGATCCCTTGACTGCAAAAGATCAATTTCTTCTTCCAGTTTGGAAGTTTCAAGAGGTCTTATATTGGCTGTTACGTAAATCTGATCCGATTCTTTAGCGTTTACAAAGGCTACATCGGCGTTTGTTTTGTTCGTGTTGTCAATTGCATTACTGGCAGTAGCTACTTCTTGTGCTGCTTTCAATGCCCGTTCTACTACGCCATTCAAAAGAAGCTCTGAATTTTGAGTAGTCAGCAATTCGCTTTCTTTACCAATTTTTATAACCTGCTTACTGTTCAGCAGATTTTTTCTGTTTGTGTCTTTACGCGAAGCATCAATACTTTCGTACTGGGCAGCTGTTTGAGCAATAATCAGATCAATCTGTTCCTGATTCTTTTTCTTTTCAAGATCAATGAGACCGCCAGCCTCATTTTTCTTTTGCTCGCTCAGTATCTGCTCACTAATGAGTTCGGCCTGTTTTGCAGACTGTTGCTCACTCAGAAGAAATTTTACAGATTCTGACAAAGCAGACTGCATTGACCCCAGATAAACACTCCAGTAATCATTGCCTGTTATACGTCCTGCTTTGTACTGAGACTCAATATGCTGTTCAATTGACTGTATAAGCTTGTCAAATACACCTGTACCATTATCAGCGTTAGTGCTGTCTGTAAGGTTGGTTAGTTCTATATCTGCCATTTTCTTACACCGTCACTTGTTGGTATATGTGAGTGTCAGGTTCGCTAACTCTAAGGAAATACTCATAGAAAATATTGTTGTACTCTTTATTTCCCATTGTCAGTACAACAACCCAAACTCCTACCATATCCGGGTTTAGACGGTACGTTGCAGCTCCTGTCGTGATATCTGTAGGAGCTATAAAGTCTGCCGTCTTTACTGCACCACCAGGCTCCAAAATACCGTCAAGGTACGTAGACGAGCCATCAGGTCTTTTGATGGATACGTCAAAATCTGTATTTTGGTAACCGGATACCGTTGCTGGCAGTATCCAGTTAACTTCTATTTCAGTGTTGATTACAAACATTATAATTTTACCATTGTAGCTACGTCAAATTTCATAAAAATTCATCTTTAACAACGTAGGCCTCTACGGAAACTGTTTTTCCAATATCTGCAGAACTATACCTTATAACTCCACCCGTATTAAACAAAGCGTAGTTACCAGCCTGTAAAGCAGTATCGGTATCATTAGTTCCTATGTTAACCGCTTCTACTCCGTCTATAAAAACCTTAGTCGGGTCAGGATCAGTTATTCGGTAAAGAGGATCAAATACTCCTGTATCTACCCCATTACCAATATAGGTGTAATAGTCTGGGTTGGTTTCATCCAAAGAATAATACTGCACAAGTTCAAGACCGTAATTACTTCTTGGAACACACGCCATATCAAAATAGTAATCTACCAGGGGAACAGTTCCTATTGCTGGAGACTCATACAAGGTAACCCAACCAGGAGATTCAGTAGTAGAATACTGATAAACCATTATTCCGCTGTTAAGCAAAATTATCCTAAATACGCTGTTATTTGTGTTGTCGTAAGGAATATCTTCAACAAACGCCCTTTCTATTCCAGACTCGATAACAGCTACTCTCATACGATAATCGCCAGGGCTGCCAACAGCTTCGCTGTCAGTAAAAAAAGCATACTGTATTGTTGCAGGGTCCAGCAATGTTCCTAAAACACTACTGTCACTTAACCCTATGTATGACTGTTGAGGGTATCTACCGTCGCTATAAATAGTAAACTGAAAAGCTCCCTGAACATTACTGTAATCTCCAAAAATTGTGTTATTAGGAAGAAAGGAAACTGCACTTCCACTGAGTACAGGAGCAGCAGACCTTATACGACCGGTGTAGTTACCAGTTAAACCATTACCTGTTCCAAGTACCTTTCCTGCAAGAGCGTCAGTATTCATGTTTGATTTATCAACAAAATCTGCATCATCTTGCGGGATAAAAGTTGTAAAGGCATTAGATACTTTAAGATCTGCTGGGAGAGTTGCTGATTCAATATCCGTAACAACCTCTACTTCTTTTATGTATCTAGTCCATTCCGCATTAAACGATGTTGAGCCGTCCAGAAATACGCCATCTACCATAGTAAATGTGTAGTGATCGCTGTCGAGCAAAGGTGATACTCCAGCTTTGTCATCAAAGCTTACTGTAATCCCTTCAATTATTTCTTCTAAACCAGCATGAGTAGGTTTAGCTCCATGGTGTCCTTTAACCCACTGAATGCCATCCCAACCATATTCAGGAAGTGTTAAGTGACAAATTCCAGGATATAGAGAATAGTCTCTTTCTTGTATTCTTCTGGGAGCCACTGAAATCATATTCCAATGGTTAAGGTTAATACCTCTAACAATATCCGTATTGGATGCCCAAGTATCAGTATTATACGATCTGTAAAGACATAGACCATCTCTTAAATACAGCTCACCATCACCAAGACCACTAGGCATAGGGCATGTTTCTACCGCTGAATGATCTGCTTTTACTAGGATAGAACAAGAAATAAGACCTGATCCTGAAGGATCTCCACCATTTTGGTCTGAATTAGCAACATAAAATATTGCGTCATCTCCATCTTTATCTATTACATAATTAGTATGTAAACATTTATTTTGGGCTGAACCAGAAACGTTGCTAAAACCCACTCCTTCAAATGGGTAGTTAACAGGCCTTCCGTCAAGATCTCCTGCACTTATGCAATTCCACTGACTTTGGTTAGGTGAGCAAACTAAAGCATCTGCAAAATAGTAGTTGTGGTCAGTTAAGTAGTACCCCCAGTGGCAATTCTGCATTTGAGATACGTCTTTTCTTCTCAGTACACTGCCTACAGGCGTAGCGGTAGCAGTAGCCTGGTTCCACCAAGTATGAAGAACGTCTTGGTCTGTACCATTCCAAATTTCATTGTAGTGAATAACAGCCAGCTGGCCTCCTGCTGCGTTTTTATCTGCCTGCAGACCTACTACCAATTCAGGAGTAGTTGTTAGAGTAACGTCATTAAAACCTGCACCTACCCAAGTCAATCCATCATCATCTGAATAGTAAATATCAGGTGTTGTAGTATGTCCGAAGAATGCCCAAATTCTTCCTGCATTGCCTTCACATACTCCATAACAGCCGGTGGTTCCAACCAGTGAAGAGACATTAGAATCGATTACCGTAAGAGTATCTAAGGCAGCGTTAAACTTATAAAGACCTGTGTTACCACAAGCAATATAGATTTCTTTGCCAGAAGTAACACACCTTTGCCTAATATCAGTAGGCAAGAAAGTAGGAATTACTTTTCCATCATAAACTTTGGTGTTGTCGAATGCTTGAGTTTCACCTGTCAAAATTTCAGTTATGCAAAAAGAGTCTACCCATACAAACATGACTTTTGTTGTGCCAGGTTCATACTCGAAAGCTACGCTCATAGCAGAAGAATCGTAATTATCTCCCGCACCAAGAAACTGATATGAGTATGGTCCTGGAATTGAATAGTCATCTCTGCATATAGGAAAGCCGTCTGTTATGTGAGAATTAAGCTGAGAGGTAAAAGGAAGTGTTTCTCCTACCCACCCAAAACTATTTCCACTAAATCCTAATGTTTTTTGCTGAACAAATTTGTATTCGCTTACTCCTATTACACCAGAAGTAACAATATCTATTTGATAAAATTCCGGTACATCAGGATCAGTCCAGTTATCACCGTTTACGTTTATAGATCCAAGACCAAGCTGACTATCTGTAGGACTGTAGAAAGGTCCAGTAGAAGTACTTCTGTGACCAAAAATTCCTTGTACTGGAGACCCGTCTAAACTTTTTATTCTTTGATTAAGAAAATTGTAATAGTGGGGAGCCATCCAAGTAATAACATAGCCTACGTTTTCTGCAGGTACAAGAGTAAGTCCATACCAACTTTTGTAGTACGTACTGCTCCATGATCCATAGCTGTTAGCATTAGTCTCATCACAATACATACTAGAGGCTTGGTATGTATCAAACTCTCTAAAATTTAGTTTACTAAACGCAGAACGTGTTGGGTATGCCCTGTTACTAACTGGGTAATGCCAATATATATTAGTAGCTTCATAAAAATCTATTAAGCTATTGGCTATACACCTTTCTTCATGAGGACTAAAAGAAACGTCTAAAATTCCTTTTGAACCTCTTGGCAATTTTGGGGATTTAACGGCTTGCAGCCTGTAGTATACGTCCAAAGTTTCTAACGGAGTTTGTATAAGAGTTTCACTTAACCATACAACTGCACAAGGAGAGTTTGCTTCACCATAGTTTGTGTTTAAACAAACACCTATTGTGTTTATTTCTGTATCTACTGATGGTGGAACAAATCTTTTTGCTATCTGTCTTAGATTAACATTAGGAATAATATCTACAGTATTTTCTACTGCTGGAACTCCTACTATACCTACTCCAGACCTTGCTTGAGTTATTTTTCTATCTGTCCAGCCAGTAGTTTGACGACCTATATTTACAGGACTGATAAAAATCTCATCATAAAAATCGTTTTGACTGTTATTTTCTACAAGATACCTTAAAAATTCATCTTGAATATGATTTTCAGACTCAACAGTTTTTGTTATTTCTCCAGTTTCAATATTTCTTAAAACTGCAACAATGTCGCCTTTCATTTTCATTAGGTGCTACCTACATTCGAGGGGTTAAGCCTTACCAAGTTATATAACTTAATACCCGTACCGGATTTGTTTGTAAACAAACTTGTGTTGTCAAAAGCAGGATCTTCATCAGAGTTAAAACTAATATTTTCGTACCGTACAAGGTTATTAGTTTTTAATGAAGTTCCACTAGAAATATTGTAGATAGTTGTACTTTCCGATTTTGCGAAGGTAAATCTTTTTAAGTCATAAGCTTTTAAAGAAGTTCCACTTTTGCTAATGAGCAGTACATCATCAGTGCCTGAAGTTTTAACAGAGATGCCTGCAGGCTCCATAAATATAGTTGGAGACCTGTAGCTTTTGGTTCTTCCATTTTCGTACTCTATTTCTACGCTATAAGACCCTTCAGGAACAACAAAAAAAGTAGGTATAACACCATCTACAACAAACTCTTCTGTAATAAGTTCTGGATGAACGTAGCTTATTACACCTACAGCTCCCCACAATTGAATTTTTGTAGCATTTCCAGCTAAACCAGAAATAGAAGTAGGATCAAAAGATATTCCGTAGCCTGACTCAATAGCTATATCTGGTATAAATATTCCTTGAACAGGAGGAAGTGTTGTACCTGTTTCAAATCTTAAATTTGGTATTGTTTGCGGTATGAAGCCTATTTTTGAAGAAACGCCGTTAACACTTTTCTGTATAGAAGTAGGTGTTTTATAAAAAGTTATGTCTTCTGTTTGTTCTCTGTTTGTGTCTCTATCCAAGTAAACTCTGTAAGTCTTGTCACTGCTGTCACCGTCTACGTAAGATGTTTTTAACGTATCGGTAGAAGAGAGATTTGTTATCTCACCTGCAGTTTGTACCCACTCAATTTTTACGTTTCTCAGATTGGTTACGTCATTTAAAATAGCTTCTATGTTTACCGTGTTGCCAACCACGTTGGTTAAATTAAAAGTGTCTTTTCCTGCAGTAAGAAGTTTTACTCTTCTACGTTTTTGGGCAGTTCCGACGTATAGTGGCATATCACAACACTGTGCAAGGGACGATTATGCAACATCCTACCAAGTTTACGGCTATGTCTCTAATACGTGCGTCAGCTGTTCCAACGCCTACAAATATTTGAAGTTTGTCACCTGGAACAATAAGTGTAGGGTCTATAGTTATCACCCCTGTATAAGACTCAGTAGCAAACACAATTGTGCCAATTTCAATGTTATCTTTTCTGATGGAGAGCGTTAAATCAAAGAATTGTGCAGTATCTTCACATACTGCTCTGGAACCTGGAGCATTCATAGCAAGGCTTATGGATCTCGAAGCTACGAAGCTGCCGTAGAGTTCACCAGGGACTACATAGCCTTGCAGGTAGTAGCTGATGTCATACGGTGCTGGCTTGCCTATGTCGTCCGAATAAGGGGATGTTACGGTCGTGTTGTCAAACACGTACATCTCTACCTTAGAAAGAATGGTGTATTGGTTTGCTGTTCCTGAAACTAAACGGATACGCCAAAACCCCTCCAGTGAGGGCGTTATGACGTATTTTACAGTACCGTTAGTGTTAGCCGTTGGAGGCGTATAGTCCTGGGCAGCTATAGCACTCTCTGTATAAGAGGTGCTTCCATTAGGGTCAATGATTAGAAGATCAAGATCCCCAAGAATAGGAGGGGATACTGTTGCCAGTATTTCCCATTCAATCGTCGTAGCTTTCCCTAATAGGTACACAGGCGGTTACTCTCCAGTTTGTTGACGAGCGTAGCTTATAGCAAACTTCTTTACAGATACAGGAACCTTGTTTCCTGTACGTTTGCCAGAAACAATTTCGTCTTTGTGCAGAGTAATCCGAGTACTTTCTGCGATATCAATAAGAGCCTTTTCAAGCTCTACAGGCACATCAAGAGGAACAATTTTTGATAGGCCGAAATGTTGGTTTTCAAAGCTCAACTGAACGGTTGTCATCACGTCATTTTCACGACTGTCTTTGTTGGTCAGTGTGACAATGTGAGTCTTGAATGCTTTTTTACGAGCTTCTGCAATTTTTCGGCGCATTAGCATTCTTTTGGATGGCATACGGTCGCTGTTGCTGATCTCAGTTTTCTTCATGGATTCTTGAAGTTCTGCTACTGCTTGAGCTTCTTCTTTAGCAGCTTTTTCTTTAGCAGCCTTTTCACTTTCTTCAAATTTCATTTCTTCTTCTGTAAGCTCGTCGTCATTCAAATTTTGGTTTTCATCATGGCCTTCTTCCAAAGCAGCATCTACCAACTTGGATAGCTTTTCACTTGGGATATTCTTTGGGAAATCCAGACCTAGTTTTTCGGCTTGTTTAATCAGTTCATCGCGGTCAGACATATTAAATCCTGAAAGGTTGTTTAACGGTTAATATGGACACCCCCGAAGAGGTGTCCATCACTGCTGTAGCAGACTACTGCTCAATTACTGAGAAGCGGCTACCATCATCTTCATGAGGCGTTCTTCACGCAGAATGATACCTGCATACCACATGTTGTAGCTGAAGAAGCCTACAGTGCCGAATGGGTTGTCAAGAGCAATTTTCGATGGTGCTTGAGAATTGAACTTGATCTTGCCATGACCTTTCAGACCTACAGTTGCAAAAGCACCTTTAGTCGGGAACAGGATGGGGAATACGTCAAAACGCTCTTCAGTGTTGGCGTAATCCGAAGTTCCGGTAAAGGCGTTCATTGAAGCTGCAGAGGTTGCATCCAGAACAGTAGTAGACAAGCTACCAGCGTATCCAACAGGTACAGCAGCACCAGCACCACGGTACACAACAGCAGTCTCAGACTCGATGAAGCGCACATCACCCATTGCGCCAACTTCGCCTTCAGCCAGGTTAGTAGCAGCACTGTATTTGTACGCCGGAACGTAGGCAAATTCAGTGGTACCATTTTCAGCTACGGTTCCACGAATAACATTTTCCAGGTCAAACTTCACTTCCGGACCGACAATGGCGTAGAACGCCTTGTTGACCGTTCGAGTATCAATTTTAGTGGAACCTGAGACAATGCTTGTGTTCTTTTCAGCACGGTTACGAACCAGCTTACGGACACCCTTACGGATGAGGTCGTAGTTGATTTGAGCCAGGAAGTCATCAGTGTCATCAACCGCTGTTACTTCATCAGCAACAGTGGACAGAGAAGTACCAAGACCTGCGTACATAACAGTGGTGGTTGCCAGCATGTCCAACTGAATCAAATCTTCAGCTCGCATGTTAGCCAGTTTACCCAACTCTTCGCGGTAATGAACCTGAACCATGTCTTCAGCAAACATTTCAACTTCGTCGGTGTAATCGATCATTTCACCGTAGCGAGAGAAAGTAGTATCGATAGTTACTTTCTTAATTGAGCGTTTGTTGGTTGCTCCAGAGCCTTCAGTCAATGATGCGCCTGTACCATCAGTGGCAGTGAGACCTTCAGAAACATCAGCGATGTTACGGGCGGTCAGGTAGCCTTTGGTGGCAAAGTCACCATCAGTTACTTCACGGTCATAGATGTGCAACCATTTGGAGACCTTGTACGTCATACCACGCTTAAGCGGCATAGAACGTCGGTCGGAAAACTGTGCGTACACAGCCTGGGCGTTAGCGGCTTTTACACCAGCTTTGTCGTAATAGTGAATAATAGTGTTCTGTCCGTGCGTACTCGCACCGGAAGGTCCACCGTAAACATTGTCAGCCATCGTTTAATTCCTCAGTTTTTCGACATCAGTTTTTTGTACCAATCGTCGAAATGCTCATCGTTGTCATCTTCAAGGTAATCGGTAACGCCTTTTTTATCAGCGCGTGTCCGAGTAGATGCAGCTGCACGTTTTCTTTGAGCTTCTGATGATGCCTGACCAGACTTGTCCACCATTTCTTGTGTCTGACTGTTAGCTTCATCGACAGAACTCTTTGCAGAGTTTTCCGCCTGGCTAACTTGCTGACCTGCAAGCATGTAGTATTCAATGTCTGACTTGGAATTTCCATCTAGCACTTTCATTTTTGCTGCTACGGGCATAACTTTTTCGTAAAGGCCGCTCTTAATATCGTTATGAAGTCCTGAAATCATATCAGGATTTTTCGAGAACTCACTTCGAGAGGCCGAATCCCACTTATTTTGAATAACGTCTACAGTTGTCACGTACTCAGGATCAGAGCTAATTTTGCTGGTTACTTCTTCAATTCTCTGCTGATATTCCGATTTTCCGTACTGGGTAGGGCTGTAGTCTTCTGTTGCAGAATCCCCGTCAATATCCAGTGGGTCGATATTGTGGGTCTTCATCAAACTTTGAATTGCGTCTTTGTTGCCTTTTAGAGCATCAATTGCAGTATTGAATTGGCTTTCTGTGATGCCTTCCTCTTCCATTGCAGAGATCATTTTCCGATACGGAGCGATCTTCTGCATTTTCTGAGTGTAATTCATCGCTTTGCCAAATACGGTTCCAAACTGATCAAAAATTTCGTCTTCAGTGAACTCGTATTCTTTGCCGTCAGCACTGTACTTTCGTACTTTTGAACTTACGGCTTTGTCTTCTGCTTCACCATCTTCAGATTTATCACCACCTTCAGCGTCAGAATCAGATTTCGTTTTACTGTCATCGAAAACTTTTTCACTATCCGAAGATTCTTTATCTACTGTGCCTTCTTCTGCTTTTTCAGATTCTCCAGGCTCCGGAATTTCGTCAGCTAGTTCATCTTCAACACCGCTTTTGTCACTGGCTTCCTGCACGGATTCCTGCAGGCTTTCCATGTTTTCTTCAGTGCTGTCTTTAGAATTTCGACGAATTTCGTAAATAGCTTCAATGGGATCTTTGTCGTCATTGAAAACATCTTCTTCAGTGACGGTTGGCTGAACCATTAGTGAACTCCATTTTCTGATGCTTCTTGAGCAGCAAGCTCAGCTTCTTCAGAGTCACTAAGGATTGGCTCTATTGCAGCACGGTGCATTTGATCAATAGTCATAAAGAAGAACTGAAGGTTACTAATAGCAACCAAGTCTTCCATAACATCCCCACGCTCACCGCGCTTTTTAATTACAGGCATAGATAAAAGGCTTACAGAATCTAAAGCCTTATCTTTAAAATAACCTTCAAGAATAACTTTTTTAAAATCTGAGTTATCTTTTAAACGGTTAAGAGCTTGTCCCATATCAACGTAATGTTCAATTTCAGTTGTTTCCAATTCTACACTTTCGTTTTGGTTGCTCATTTATGAGTCCTGTTAATTTTAATGTTTATAAGTTTTTCAACGAATTTAATGTTATAGCAATGATTACTGCTTGGTCAACTGCTTTACGTATTCTATTTCTCTTTTAGATTCACGATCAGATTGTTTTCCAGCTAAAGAGCTGGTTCTGTCATGATCTTTTTTCTGCATTTCTTCCTGGAATACTTTGCCGTCAGCTGTACGTGTAAAATCCAAATCTTTAAGATCTGTATCAGATTGTATGTTTCCAGCTTTAGCTTGATCAAGTAATGCCTTGGCTGATTTAACTTGAATATCTACAGCATTTTCTCTAGCTCGTGAATTACGCTCTTCAATCTCAGAGATAAGCTTCTGCATTTCAAGTTCTTTCATTTTCTCAATATAAGGATCAGGTTGTGGCTGATACTCTTCAAGCTGTTTAGCAAGATCAGGCATTTTGTGCAACTTGGCAATTTGAGACATAAGTAAGTTCTTCATGCCTGTATCCATGCCTTGCCCAAGTGTTTGAAGCAAGAAAGAAAGCTCTTGGCCTTTTGCAGAATTGTCCTCAGCTGTGCTTACTTCAATTTCAATATCTACCAAACCTTTTAAATCATCACGTTTGATAGGTACAAACTCATCGTTAGTCATTCGTACAACTTCTTCTTCTTTTAGAAATTCAGAGTTGTACTCCATCCATTTTCGCATCAATGGCTTAATTAGATTTTCAGCAATGTTTCTAACGATATCCAAACGCCTGACGGATACTGCATCTAGGGCTCCCCGAGCTGATGTAGCAGTGCTTCCCAAGCCAGCTCCGCTAATGCCACCACTAAAGGCTTTAATGCCTAACATGCTTTCAGATTCGTTGTTAACCATTTCAAGAACGCTAAAAACGCTGTTCGGTATTTGGTTATAGCTTCCTTCATAAAAATCGTTTTGAGCGCCGTTGTACTCAAAATTACTACCATTAAGAAACCGCTTCATATTTCTCGTGTCTAAAGCACCTTTACGAACGCCCTTCTGAGCGTTGTTAGAACCTGCCATGTTATCCAGGATTCCACGCTTAATGGCTGTGGTGATCTTCTGGTTATCGCTTATAAGCTCTACACTGGCTTCGCCATGAATTTTAAAAGGTGTTGGATTGTTTTTCAGTAAAAGAAAAGGCAAACCCTGACCCGGCATTGGATTAGATTCAAGCTGGATAAGTGTATCGCCAACCCAGGTTGCTACAATAGGTTCAGCAATACCGGTATTTTCAATATCGTAAACACCCCAGTATTCATAAACCAAAACTTTTTTACGTGCAACGTCTTGGAATCTGAACTCTGTATCATCTTCAGGATCGTAGTCAGGGCTTTCACCTTCCAACATGGACATGGCAAGCTTCTTCAAGTTTTTGTACTTGCCTGCTTTGCGGAGGGTACTCATGTCCGATTCAAATCTGTGAGATACGAAGTTGGCTTTTTTCAGATCACCGAAGCATGTTGGGTCAATGTAGATGTCTTCTAATCGGCAAATAGTTGCATCAGGCTGATTGACCAGTATTTTAATCTGTTCTATTTCCTGCTCACCTACTTGCTGAGGAATACCATCTACTAGTCCCATAATAGGCATCATAACTTTTTCTTTTTCGTCTTCGTAATTCCAACCTGTCTTAACTACTACCGTGCCTTCTGAATAGTGGAGCTTTATTACGTCTGTTATAAACTGGTACCTTGGAAACTGTCTGGCAAACTGGTTATTCAGAATAATCTGATTTTGCTCAGCAGCTGCACGATCTTCAAAAGTGACAGGGTTGCATTTAACAATGTCAGCAGTAGATACGAAAGGATCTTTTACACTGGCATGTTGCCATTCATCCTGACGTTTTATGTCCCTGGAAACCAGGCTTGATTTTCCCTTCTGCTCATTTCCATAAGGTTCTCCGTTATACTCTTTTCTCCACTTTTCAATGCTGGCTACAACCTCCAGACGCAAACTGTCGGCAGATGATATATCGGCTTTGAAAGCTTTTAAAAGATCTTGTTTGCTCAATTTTTTAGATTCGTCATTCATTACTGAGCCCTATAGATTATCGTGTACTTCAAAATTGCCGATAGACGAATAGCCATTCCAGTTAGATGATATAACGTGGCTTTGGACGTAATACGTACCTTCTACGTTAATATCATCAACTTCTGTGATTATGTACATTTTACCATCATAGCCATCTGTGGATAAGATACCAGCTTTTGATACTGTAGTGTTGTCTGGACGCTTTAACGATACAGTTAAAGTTGTGGCAGAAGATAGGTTTGCAGGTATATCGGTATTGGTATCGTTATCGAACTCCTGTATCACCACTTCTATTTTTGCTCCGATTGATCCCACCTGTAAGGTTTCTTCTCTCATTTTTTTAGTCCATATTTAAAGTGGTGCTTATATTTCTGCTCTCATACAACTTATGGAATATTTTTTTGGTGACGTTTAAATTTAACTGAACGTCTACTTTAAAATCTGGAATGATTGTACCAGACAACGCTGCTACGGTACGTGCTTCAATACTGACTGCGTTTAGTATGTGAAGCTGTTCTAATATACCGCTGTCACTAACTGGTGTAGATATTACACCATTAGTATTCAAAGTGTGAACTTGTGACAGTACAGGTACTGTTATTTCGCTTATAGAATCTACGCTATCAGATAGTAGATAAATACTGGCTGACATAGTTGGTTCTGTAAGCGTTGACTCAGAATTTAAACTTTCTGCTGCAAGTGAATGTTTTTGTAATATTACAATTTCTGTCGTAGTGCTTACTGATTCAATACCGTCTGCAATAAGTGCGTAACTACCTTCTGTTACGGCTAAGGTTGCTGTAACTACTGTGGCAGCAGCTTCAATACTGTTCGCTGTAAACGTATAGTTTTGAAATATAGACGATGAAGTAACATCAGAATTTGAGCTTATACCCTGGCTTAAAATTGCATGTTTTTGAGAAACGGTAGGTGTGCTGGTTTCAGCTGAAGACTTTATGCTGTCTGCATCTAAAAAGTCTTTGCCTTCAGTTACAATATTGGCGTTTTCTGTACTTGATACAGAATTAACCCCACCGGCTACCAGGTAATTAACTTGAGCAATAACCGCTGACGATGTGCTGCTATCCGTTGTAAGACTGTCTGATGCAATAGCGTGTATTTGAGAAATAACCGACTGTGTTGAGCTGCTGGCTGTTTCTAAACTACCTGATATTAGTTTATGGCTTTGAAGTATATCCAAAGAAGAAGCAGCAGAGTCTGAGCTTACACTTTGGGCCGAAATCACATGAGACTGTGAAAGATCTGTCCCAGTGACTGTAGTTACAGTTTGTACGCTGTTTCCTAATAAACTGTGGTTACCTCCAGTTTGAAAGGTAGAGTTTTCAGTGGTCGATACAGCCTGCAACCCAACAGATTCCAGATTGTGGTTCTGGAGAATGGTGGAATTTTCTGTAGATGAAATATCCTGTAAACCAAAAGATTCAAGACTGTGCTTTTGGCTAAAGGTAGAACTTTCTGTACTTGATGCAGACTTTATATTTTCTGCTATCAGGTAGTCACTGCCTGATAAAACAGATTCTGTAACTGTAGCTGTTGATTCAACACTGGAAGAAATAAGTGCGTGTATTTGCTCAAGTGTTGAACTAGTAGTTGTGCTACCTGATTCAAGACCGGTACTTGTTAAAAAGTGTGTTTGTTCTAATGTTGGTGAAGTAACTGAAGATACAGAATTAACACTATCAGCAACCAGGGAAACGTTTACAGTTCCTGTTGCGGTAGTTACAGTAAACCAAGCTGAGAAAGCAGACGGAGTAGTTCCGTCAGTCTCTAATACCCTGAACTCATAGTCAGTAGCAGGTGTAAGTCCGGACAGATCGTAGAAAAGGTCAGTGATACCCGTTACTGAGGTCGTCGCCCCCGGACCAGCAACGAGCCTCCACTCAAGTGTGTATGACGGTGGAATCGCCTCGCTCGCTGTCACTGTCCAGCCTTTTGCGACTAGGGAGTCTTTATAGCTTAGCCCTGTCGCTGAGGGCGCTGCGTTTGTGCCGTCGGCTTGAAGCGTCCCGTTAGTTGGTCCAGCTGAATCTACCCCACCTAGTATATTGTCTATGGCCCCTGCGGTCATGGCATTGTCGGCACAGTACAGCTTGGTCAGTAACGTAA